CGTTGGTTCGTCCGCTGGGCCTGCCTTCATGATGCAGTCCTCGACGGCGGCTAGGCCATCGGCCAGGTGCAGGTCGTTAAAGTCGGTACCGGTGCCACGGTTCAAGCCCCACACCGGGATGGCCACCAGTGCGTTCACCTCGCGGGCTGTCTTGCGGGCGTCGGTGATGCCGGGGTTGCCTTTGGTCTGGAAGTCGTCATCGGCCGCAATGATCATCCGGGCGTCCGGCAGCGCCGCGCGGATCTTGCGGGCGACAGGGGCCAGGTTGCCCGAGTTGAAGGCGACCACCACGCAGTGCTCTGTGGCCATGCGGATGGAGCAGGCCGTGGCCCACCCCTCGGCGATCACCACGGTGCCCTGCTTGTCGGGGCGGCCAAGGACGGTGTAAGCGCCGCCGGAGGGGGTGCCCTTCAAGAACAGCTTGGTACCATCGGGCTTGATGCGCTGCAGGCCGACCAGTGCGCCGGGGCCGTGGCGCAGTGGGATGAGCAGCTCCTCGCCCAGCATCCGCGCGCCCTCGGGCTCGATCAGCTTGCGCTGCACGTAGGGGTGGGCGGTGACAACCGTGGCGCGCGCCCACATCTCGGCGGCGCGGGTGGCTGCGGCGTCGCGGTCGATTTTGGCCTGCGCCTCCTCGGCTGCCATGCGGGCCTCGCGCTCAGCGATTCGCCGGGCTTGGTCCTCGGGGTCGATGGGCTTGCGGTCTTGGGCTGTGGATTTGTAGCCGCCCTCTTTGGCCAAGGCGATCAGTGTGCCGACGGTGGCGCGGTTTGCGCCGGTGCCTGGCTTGCAGGACTTCCAGACGTCGCGGCAGTCGCGGGGGTTGTAGTTGGAGCCTTGCTGGCTCCAGGCGTCCCACGCTTCGAAGGCGGGCTCGCCGAATTCTTCTTTGAGGATGAAGGCCATCTTCACCCAGGTCTCGCGGTCATCGACGCCGCGAACAAATGAGAGCATGCGCTCCGCTGTCTCGAGGGAAATGGGGTCCCTCTGCCCTGTTTTTTTTGTGTTTGTCATACCTGGCATCTGAAGCCGGCGAATAAAAGGTGGGGCAGCCCTCGCCAGGGTCAGGCCATGTGTCACCCGGTAGCTAACCGGATCGAGCCCCATGGACAGTATAAGGGTGTGTGCGCGGAAAAACGCAACAGGGGTCGAAATAACTGTGCGGTTTTGCGCAACAGTTGTGGTAGCATCGTGCCCGACACCCCGCTGAAACGGAGTTCATGTAACTCGGCGAAAACGGGTCGGTGGGGTGTCATCATCACGCATGGGGGTTGTCCTCTGGGGGTTCCCGGAGGCCCGGAACAGCCCCCAGCCGTGATGGTGAGGCGGAGTCATGACCCGCGTTAACATCACGTAACCTAGGATCACGAGACCAAGGTGTACGGGCCTGTGGCGGAAGTCGGGACGATACCAAGGGGCAACGGTGGTCCTGGGCAGGCAAACACCGAGACACCCCGGAGAGACGGGGCCTATTCAGCCACCGCCAGCCTGGCATCCTCCACCGACCGCACGATGGCGGCGATGGCACCGCGCTTTTTCATGGCGGCGATGAAGGCCAGCTGCTCTGGCGATGGGCGGCCCTTGGCGGTCTTGACCTCGAGCGCGAAAAAACGGCAGTCGCTGGCACGAAACCCAAACAAGTCGCTGAACCCCTTGGGTAGCCCGGTTTTGACGGGCCTGCCGTCTGCGGTGAAGAACAGCCCCACGTTGGCCCTGGCCACGAAGTGCCCGTCGGCCGAGAGCGCCACCATGATGGAGCGCATGATGTCCGCCTCGCTGAGTGGGGGTGGAGTTTCCGGTTTAATTCGACCCCCACTCACCGCCGCGCCTCCCAAATTTTGAGCACCATGGCCTCCAGCGCCTTGCAGGCTTTTTCACCGCGCACCTGAAGCACCCCGCGTTTGACGATTTTCCCGGCCTCCTCGCGGCCACGCAGGAACTCGCGCCGGGCCAGCTTGTCTGGGATGGCCAGCACGGCGCTGGCTTCGCACTCGGCACGCCAGGTCTCGGACCAGGTGCAGGTTTCTGTGCCGTCGAGCAGCTTGGTGCGGGGGTGGTTGCAGGCGGGGCATGATTCAAAGAGTGCCATACGGATGTAACTCGCGTTTCTTTTTCAGGTACGCAGCATGCGCATCTTCTGCGGTGTCAAAGCGGCCAAGATCGTGCTGCTTGCCATTGATGGTGATTCTTGCGCGAAACTTGTCTTTTTTAAAGTCAACACCAAGCAAACCAACTTTTGTGTTTTTATTTGGCGTCCTACGATTTTGATGGTTTTGAGCATGAGTAACGCATCTCAGGTTTGCAATCCGATTGTCAAGCCCATCCCCGTTGATGTGATCAATTTTTCCATCCGGCCAAACACCATTCGCGTAAGCCCACGCCATACGGTGAGCTTTGTATTTTTTGCGGTTTACCTGGATGCACCAATATCCGCCACCGTTAGGTCCGCCTGCAACGGATCCGGCTTTGATCTTGTCGCCAACATTTGTGCGATAAAAAAATTGTCCTGTGAGGTGGTTATAAAAAAACATCTCCCTCAAAAGATTGACTGGAATAGAATTTGTCTTGCTCATGCTGCTGCGCCCCTATCGCGGTGGTTTGGGAAGTGACGCCTCGGTGTTGGTAGCACCGGGGCGTTGCACCATGTTACCTCTGTTGCGCTTCTTTTGCAGCTCTTGCGCGAAGAACATGTCGAGCCCAAAGGGCGGGCCTTTTCATCCCTCTTGCCATCCCGATGCGAATCAGGTCAGCCTCGGTCTGCGCTCTTCCCTGCTCAACCTTGCGGGTTTTTACAGCGGCGGCCTTTGCGGCGGCGGTGATTTCCTGCAGCTCGCCCTCAACCTCGTTGATCTCGCGCCCCATGGGCTCGAAGTGGTGCCCGCACTGGCAGTCGGTCACAACCGAAGGCACGGTGGCAAAGCACACGGGGCACGTTTTTACTGGCACCTCGGACTTCTTGGCGTTCTTCTTTTTTTCGACGGCGGCCAGCGTCCACTCGCGCAGGTCGGTAGGCAGCCCATGGCGCTTCACGTTGCCGGCGTGGTCGAGCACAATGCAGTCGGTTTTGCCCGGGTGCGTGCGCAGGCCACGGCCAACGGACTGCAAGTACTTCACGACTGACTGCGTTGGCGTGAGCAAGATGATGCAACCGATCGTCGGGGCGTCCACTCCGGCGACCCACAAGGCGCAGTTGCAAACCACGTCCAGGCTGCCATCGCGCAGGCCTTGCAGGGCGGCGTCGCGCTCCACGGTGTCGGACTCGCCGCTGATCGCCACAGCTCGGTACCCGGCCTGGCGGAACTGCTCGGCCACGTTGGTGGCGTGCTCGACGGTGACGCAAAACGCCACGGCCGGGCGGTTGTGCGCGAGCTTACGGTAATGCGCAACGGCGCTGCCGGTGATGACGGGCTTGTCCATCGCGGCGGCCAGCTCCCCTTGGTTGAAGTCGCCCGCCACTGTGTGCACACCGGACAGGTCCGGCTCGCTGGGCGCGTAGTAGCGGATGGCGGCCAGCAGGCCCTCGTCGATCAGGTCTTGCGTGCTGCAGGTGGGCACCAGAATATCGGCCACCTCGCCCATGCCCCGGCCGTCAAGGCGACAGGGCGTGGCGGTGAGGTGCAGCAGGTGCGCGCCGCCGGGCCGCTTGAACTTGGGGCCAGCGCCAGCCCACTCGAAAATCTGCTGGTAGGTGTTGGCCACAGCCAGGTGCGCCTCGTCTACGATGATCAGGTCCGGCGGCTGATGCTGGTCCAGTCGGCGCACCAGCGTTTGCACCATGGCCACCTGCACGGGCAAGCGGCGGTTGCCGTCGCGGCCAGATGCAATCCAGCCGTGCTTGATGCCAGCGTCGGTCAGGCGCGAGCTGGTGTCGTTCAGAATTTCCTTGAGGTGCGCGATGAACCAGACGCGCTTGCCTTTGTCCAAGGCGCTCTGAATCATGCAGATCGCGGTTGCGGATTTGCCAAAACCGGTCGGGGCAATCAGGATGGGGGCTTTATGGCCAAAGCGGTAGGCTTTGCGCAGGTCGGCGATGGCCTGGGCTTGGCGGGGGCGGGGGGTGATCATCGCTTGCCCGGCAGTGGTCGCCGCTCCACGAAGTACCGTCCGGTGGACTTGATAAATTTTGCGGTCAGGCCTCGATTCCTGAGCATTTCATCAAATGTAAACCCGTGCGGAATGTGAGAAAGCCACTCCGCGCTGATCTCGTTTGGCTCTCCAGATCTGGCGATGTGAGTAAGGAAATCATAGATTTCCAAGTAGGCGTTCTTTTTGAGCGTTGCCTCGAATTTATCCCGAGTCATGACAGCTCCCCATAATCCCACTGCTTGCCGCAGCCAGGGCAGTGGACGCGATCGGGCAGGAGGTTGAACAGCTGGTTGCCGCAGGACATGCAGCTCCAGACCTTCGAGCCCGGCGTGGGGGCCACGTCGAACTTGCTGCGCCCGCGCATGCTGTTGCACGCCGGGCACTCAAACTCGGTGGTACCCATCTCCCACACAGTGCTCCATTCGTAATCGCACCCCTGGCAAAACAGCACGCCTGCGATGTGCGGCTCGCGCTCCTTGCGGGCCTTGGCGAGGTCGATGATTTCAGTCATGCAAGCCACTCCTTGATGTGGTACCAGGCTATGGCGAACACGGTAAACCAAACACCGAACAACGCGATGTACAAATACGCCATAGCCCAGCACCCGGCTTTTTCGCCTTCATTCATTGTTGACACTCCAGTAGTGCAGCTTGGTCATTTCCAAAACACCAATCAGTGTGGCCACGGTCATGTGGTCATACTTTGGTGAATTGATAAGATCCCGCAAGTCATTCATAAGCTCAGAGCCTGTCGCTTTTTGGTCGGATGACGGAATTACTGTAAGTTTTGGTTGAGTGATTTCAGTCATTCAAATCCCCCGGCTTGATCCACGCGTTTGCTGTTGTCCGCCGCCAGGTGGCCTGCTCGATCGCTTTGAGGTCTTGCAGTACTTCGCTGTGCACAACCTCCATCCCGTGCAGGTGCAGGTATGTGTCGATCACGTTGAAGCGATTTTTTTCGAACATAAAAACCGGCTTGCGATGCAGCCGCAGACGGAAACGGTAGGTCGTGGCGCTGTGCGCGGCAAAGTCGTACCAAGCCCAAATCAGCGTCAAGCTGTAAGGCGTGAATCGAAAGTTCAGTCCAAGGCGGATGTGCTCGCCTTCGCGTGTGTAGTGAATCATTCGTCGTCCTCATCAATGTGCTCCTGAATCAGCTGCGCCTTGACCAAGTCCAGGCAGCCGAGCGCGGTCGGCAGCAGCATGGTCTGGTCGTATTTGTGGACGACGGCGAGCAGCTCGTCGACCAGTGCTTGGGTGATTGCGCCGTGGTAGTTCATGGTTGGCTCCTGGCGCGGATTGCGGCGGCGCAGTGCAAAGCAGACTCGGATCGCTCGGCAACCCTTGCGCACGCCTCGCGCTCCATCGCCGTGATCTTTGCGACCAGGATTTGAGCGATTCGGATCTCGTCTTGGAGGTCTTCTCCTAAACGGTACGCGGCCAAGCGACCATCACGATCGCGCAAGCTGTGCACCTCGATCAGGAACTGTTCGACTGGGTCAGTGCTCATCACCATGGTGCCTCCTCGACCTGTTCGCGTTGCTGGTGTTTGTAGGCACGCAGCTGGCCAGGGGTCCACGGCACGGGGCCGGTGGCGGGTGGGAATGGCCACTGAACAGGTGGCGGTGGTTTTTTCTCTGGTTGGCTCATACAGCCCTCCGTAGGTTTGTGGGCTCACGCCCGGTGTTTGCACCCCACACACTTGTGATCTTCCCGCCCGAGCGCGGTGTGGGTGTATTGGCACTCGGGGGTCATGCGAAACGGGGAGGCGACCATCTTGGCGACGCGGGTCTGGCCATCAAGCCACCAGCCGTCTTGCACGGGTAGCATCTTGCGATACTCTGGGCGGTTATAGCAACCATAATTTTTCGCCTCGTTTTTGGTCACGTAATCCTCGCTTGTTTTGAGCGGTACAAAAAGCAAGTCGGACCGGGCACGCGTTCGAGCTGGCCGGAGCGAATCAGGCGGCCCAAAGCGGCGTTGATGCGGCGTTTGCCCACCCGCACCGCAATGTCACGCGGCAGCTCGTAGCGGGTGTGCGAAATCGCCCCCAAAAGCATCCGGTCGCTGATCATCAAGCATCCAACTGCCAGTCGCCTGCGGTGCGCAAGATCAGGTCCTCGGCACTCAGGCTCAGGCCGCGAGCCTGGGCGATGGCCAGAATGCGGCCCTGCAGCGCGGACGGCACAGCGCCGTTGCTGCCGCCCTCGTCCTTGGGCTTGCGCCAGCGCACCACAGAGCTGGGGTTTCGCTCCAGGGCGCGGGCAAGCGCACGCACGCCACCGAAGGCGGTGATGCACTTGTCGGCTGGGGTTTCCAGGTGCGTTTCCAGGGAGGGGTCTTTGGTTTCTGCGATCATGCCGGGGAGTGTAGCGTAAAAAGCAACACTTGACCGAAAATATCTCAAGGAAACCCACGCAAACCCCTTGCAGCCCATGTTTTTCGATGGCAAGATGCATTTACCGCAACACAAACGGGGTTTTTTATGAGCAACCTTCACCCAATCATGCAACAGGCCCTGGCCCCGTTTCTTGGGGCCGCATTTCACACAGGAGATTCACACATGGAAATCGAGACACGCGTCGCTGGCATTCCTTGCATCGCCAAGGTGACGCATTTCTTTCGCCAGTCCCCGCACCGGGGCAGCGCGCACACCTGCGACAGCGACATGGATTACTACGGCTACACCGAGTGCGAGTTTGACATCCTCGACCGGCGCGGCCGCCCCGCCCCCTGGCTTGAGCGCAAGGCAACCGACGCGGACCGCGAGCGCATCGAGCAGGAAATCACTGAGCAACTGGAGGACTAAACCATGAACACAACGATGCTAAAACTTGCCCGCCACCTTTGGTGCATCGGCCACGCCGACCGTGCCACGCAGCGGGCCAACATGCGCAAGTGGGTGCGCTCGGTTCGCCTGCTTGGCGACCGCTGGGTGATGGCCGCACGCGAGCCGCGCCTGACCACCCCGGTGCCAGACGGCAAGATTTCCAGCCTGGTGCTGCCTTTCCCCCTGCGCACGCCGCGCAGCCTGCACGAGGCTTTCGAGGCAAGGAAGCAGGCATGAGCGACGCAGCTCCACGCCAGGCATACGCCTGCAGCCGCTGCGCCGGGTCCGGCCGCATGTCGCAGTTTTCCAACGTGATCGGCGGCGAGTGTTTTCGCTGCCGGGGCACAGGCAAGCAGTACACCAAGCCCACCAAGCCATCACCCAAGTGGGCCGTGTTTGGCCAGCACCGCGAGACGGGAGCTTGGCTGCGGCTCTACAACGTGGTGGCCAGGTCCAAGCCCGCAGCGATCGCCAAGGCGCAAGCGACCTACGCCGACGCCAGCACCGACTGGAAGAACACCTACACGCTGGCCACGGCCCGCGCATTGAAATGGACCGACATGGCCAGCTTGGACGCCCTGAGCTGGGATGAGGCTTTTAAACCGAAGGAGAAATAATGTTTGGACCGAAAATTTACGAGCTGTCGCTGGTCAAGAACTACGTCAGCCACTGGGGTTTGGCTGAGGCTTGTCGCGAGCTAATCCAGAACGCGCTCGACAGCGACTCGCCATTCGTTTACGCATTCAAGAAATCAGACGACGAAACCTACTCACTGCACCTCACATCAGAGTTTGCCAAACTCAGTCCACAGACATTGTTGCTCGGAGCAACCAGCAAGGCAGACAGCAAGGACGCCATCGGCAGCTTTGGTGAGGGCTACAAAATCGCCCTGCTGGTTTTGACGCGCATGGGCTACGACGTGGACATGCTGAATGGCGACGTGCTGTGGAAGCCTCGCTTCCGATTCAACCGGCAGTTTGGTGAAGAACTGCTGGCCATTGAAGAAAGCCAGTCTCCGGTGCGTGGCAACAAGGGCCTCACATTTGTTGTGCACGGACTTTCTGGTGCGGACATTGAGCAGGTAAAGGCATCCTGCATTCGCATGCAAGACCACATTGGGGCCATCCGCATGACCAGCTACGGAGACATTTTGATGGAGCGGCCAGGTGAACTTTACGTGGGCGGGCTGTTGATCTGCAAAACAGAGCTGAAGTACGGCTACAACATAAAGCCGGAATTCATCCGGCTGGAGCGCGATCGCCAGACCGTTGCAGATTGGGATCTGAAATCAATCACCAAGGAAATGTGGTTTGAGACTAAAGAGTTTGACCAGATCGCCGAACTGGTGCAAGCCGGGGCCGAGGACGTTGAATATGTGAAGTACGGCTGCCCTGAGATGGTGAAAGAGGCCTGCTACCAACTGTTTCGCAAAAGCAACCCCGACGCACTGGTCGCAGGGTCTCAAACCGAGCTTAAAGAGATGATTCGGCGCGGCCTCACCAAGACCGTCTATGTCAATGGCGGCATGCACTACGCCATAAGCAACGCGCCCTCATATGTCAAAGAGACGCGCCAGCTGGTTGCCGTGCAATCACCAACCGAGTGCCTGCGCCAGTGGCTAAGCGCCAACCGCAGCGAAATGCGCAGTAAGTCTATTGAGGCTTTCAAAGATCTGATCACCACATCTATAGGATGGAAAGCATGACCCCCCTACCCTTCGACTACACGCGCTGCCGCCCGCAGCAGCCCGACGAAAACTGCCGCAACTGCAGACGCTGGTGGGACCATCCGCAGCAGACGCACAACCCGCACCGCCAGTCGTTTGTGGTGGTGGCCAACAGTAAGGACCGGGCGTGCGTTTGCATGCCGGTGAGCTTTATGGAGGCAGACGAATGACGCCGGAACAGATGTGTCACGCAATGCTTGACGATGTGTTTAAAAACGGCACCAGCGTGATGAAAATAACGCGTGTCGACATCAATGCAGAGTTTGACCAGATTGGCGAGGCCATGAATGAAGTCGCCCAGCGCTTTGCCCATCGGCTAGCGCTGGACCTCGAATGCGTCCTGGCGCGCTACAGCGGTCCCTGGTACGACGAGGCGATGCAAACGCTCAGCGACTACCGGACCGCCATGAATGAGCTGCACGAGAAACAAGCCCCCACGTTCATGGGCGAGCCGCTGGTGAGGGACGACAAATGACCTCCGGCGAAACCAAAGCCACGATCTACCAGGACAACGGCAAAACCTACGCCGAGCTTTGGCGTGAGGGTGGCCTGCTGAAGATGGCGATTTTTGCCCGCATGCCTGGCGTCGTCATTCACCTTGACGAGCGGGTTATCCCACAACTGATCGAGGCCCTTCGGGGCATCCAGGACACCAAATGAACCATTGCACAAAATGCAACCGTAGCCGCTTGCCAGAGGGCGGCATTTTTCTCACGGCCACGCGCTGGATTTGCGCCGAGTGCTGGCTGAAATTTCTGCAAGGACGGCGCAGTTTGAAGGAGACCGTGTGATGTACACCCCAGAAGATTCCCCGTTTGAAAAGTTCCGCACCGAGAAGCTCAAGGGCGTGGCCATGTCGCCAGACGTCCGCGAGCTGGTGGCGCTGGCCTACGAGTCCGGCTTCATCGACGGCATGCAAAAGCAGATGCAGTCCAGCGTGGACAGGGCTGTCAACAGAATGACGGCCATCCAGGTGCCGCGCTACAACCCAGAAATGACGGCGTTCAAAACAGGAGACGAGACATGACTGAAGAAAACCACGACAACCACGACGACCATATCGACCGTGCCCAAGCGCACCTGGCATCAATCAAGCGTGACATGCGCAAAACTCTGGAGGATGCAGCTGTGCGTGCCATGCACAAAGTGATGGCTGAATTTGAGGCCAAGTCAGACGAGCGGTTGATGGAGGACTGGGGGCCGGGGCCGCATGAGTACCACAGCCTGCCGGCGCGTGAGCCTGAGCAGAAGCCCGTGGCGTTACCGGAAAAAATATACGAGTTTGTGCCCACGCCAGAGCCTGAAAAATGGCATCACCCTGAGTGCGAAGGCGAGTGCATCGCCTGTTTGATTGAGCGTGTGGTGCAGGAGGCATACGGCAGTCAGGGATTGAGTTATTTGCAACGACATCTCACACCCCCACCAGCACAGCAGGAGCCGCTGACGGATGAGCAAAAGATAAAAGCCGTGCTTTGGGATTTGGCTGTCAATAAAGGACTTATCTCGGTTCACACTGAGAAGTTGGCAAGCGGCTGGTCATCGGACATGACAAAAGTCTCTTGGCTGGAAGGTCACGATAAGGCTTGCGACATCAGTAACGAAGCCGCCCACGGCATCAAGGGGGACGCATGAAGCCCCCGTCTTATTGTTGCCAGAAATGCGGTGAACTTATCGGTTGGCTGGGTCGGGTTATGCCATTCCACAAATGCAAGGAGCAACCATGAACTGCTGTGACGAATACGGCAACTGCCGCCAGGGCCGCGATTGCCCGATTCGGGAGTGCCCTCACTGCCGTGGCATGGGCTACGACGCCAGCGGGCAAAAATGCACCTGCCAGCCGGACCACTTTGGTAACACGCTGGCCTGGATTCTGGGTGGTTTTATCGCCGTGATGTTGGTCTTGATGACCATAAGGAGCTGCGCGTGATTTGCACCACCTACACCGGCCCCGCAAAACCAATCCCAACTTACCGCATGCCATTGATCGACAAGATCGAGATAGTTGTATTTTTGTCTGGATTCATCGTCGCAGGACTTGATGTTTTCTTGTGGCGAGCGAACATACCAGCGTTTTAACAGGTAGCTGAAAGGAGCAACCAATGACAATTCACAAAGTAATCTGGTTCACCAGCGGCAAGGGCCTGGTGGGCATCGTTGAGGCCACGCAGGATGACGGCGAGCACGGCTACTGGATCGCGCCGTGCGATGGCTTCAACGAGGTGATCGACCAGAACATGGTGGCCGCGCACGGGGCAAGGTTTCCAGAATCCGCAGGTCTGGCGTTGTTTGGAGGTGGCCATGAGTGACCGCGAATTGCTGGCGCTGGCCGCGAAGGCGGCAGGCTGGATGGGCTGGCAAAGCAAGCACGGTTATTGGAACCTCACATCGCCTGAAGGCAGGAGCAGCACACATTGCCACTACTGGCATGCTTACTGTCCACATACCGGCGAGAAGCTGCGGGAGCCGACATTTGCCGACGCAATCGCCGAAGCAGGTTGGAACCCCCTCACCGACGACGGCGACGCGCTACGGCTGGCTGTGGATTTGGGAATCACTATCTACACAAACATTCGCACCGCCTACGTTTTGTACGGAAACCATCCAATCAACGCTGACGAGCGCGAGATCACAGCAACGGAAGAGCCGGGCGAAGACCCCCACGCCGCCACCCGCCGCGCCATCGTGCGCGCGGCAGCACAAATCGGAGAACACATGGAGAAACAAAATGGCAACTGAAATCATCGTCCCCAGCAACCAGGAGCACTGGCTGGCCATGCGCAAGCTGGATGTGACCAGCACCGAGAGCGCCGCGCTTTTTGGCATGAGCCCCTACCTCACGCACTACGACCTTTGGCACCGCAAGCGCACGGGCATCGTGCCCGAGTTTGTCGTCAACGACCGCATGAAGTGGGGCAACCGCCTGGAGGCCGCGATCGCCTACGGCATCGCAGAAGAACAGGGCTGGGAGGTCAAGCCCATGAAGGAGTACTTGCGCGACCCGGACCTGCGCATGGGCAGCTCGTTTGACTTCGTGATCACCAACCTGGGCGAGCCGGTGCATCTGGAAATCAAGAACGTGGACTACCTGGCCTTCCGCGACGGCTGGATTGAGCACGAGGACGGCAGCATCGAGGCCCCCGAGCACATTGAAATGCAGGTCCAGCACCAGATGGCTGTGAGCGGTTTCAAACGCGCATTCATCGGCGCGTTTATCGCTGGCAACAGGGGCGTGGTGATCGAGCGCCTGCGCGACGAGGACGTGATCGCCGCGATCAAAGCCAAGGTGGCCGACTTCTGGCGCACGGTGGACGAGGGGCAGGAGCCCGAGCCCGTGATGCCAGGCGACGCCGAGGTGATCATTCGCTTGAATCAGTATGCCAAGCCGGGCAAGATTCTGAGCGCCGATGGCGATGAAACCCTGCGCGATCTGCTGCTGGATTACAAGGCGGCAGCCAAGGCAGAGGCCAACGCCAAGGAGGACAAGGACGTCGCCAAGGCCAATATTTTCAAGCACATCGGAGACGCCGAGAAGGTCCTCACCAGCGAGTTCAGCGTGAGCTGCGCGCTGCAGGCCGACACGCCGCCAACGCTGATCACCGAGAACATGGTGGGCACATCCTACGGGGGCCGAGCAGGCTTCAGAAATTTGCGAGTTTACCCACGCAAACCCACAAAGTGATGGTACACTGTTTGGAAACAAGCAACACCGCCGCCGGTCGGCCACCGGTTTTAAGTCTGGCTGAATTGGCCGGAGCACAGGAGAAAAGATGAGCCAACTTACCGTTGTCGACCAGGTCCGCAACCAGCTGACCGCCATGCAGCCGCAGTTTGCGGCGGCCCTTCCCAAGCACGTGGACCCGGCGCGATTTGTTCGCGTCGTGATGACCGCTGTGCAAATGACCCCTTCCCTGCTGGACGCCGACCGCCGCACGCTGTTTGCATCGGCCATGCGTGCCAGCCAGATGGGCTTGCTCCCAGACGGCCGCGAGGGCGCGATCGTCACCTTCAAGAACCAAGCGCAGTTCATGCCGATGGTTGCAGGCATCATGAAGCTGGTGCGCAACTCGGGCGAGATCAGCACCTGGTCGGTGCAGGCGGTCTACGAAAACGACCAGTTTGATTTCTGCTTGGGCGATGAGGAGCACATAACGCACAAGCCCTCGCTCTCCAACCGGGGCAAACTGATCGCGGTTTACTCCATCGTCACCATGAAGGACGGCGAGAAGTCCCGCGAGGTGATGAGCGTCGAGGACGTCAACGCCATCCGCGCCCGCAGCCGCTCGGGCAACTCCGGCCCCTGGCAGACGGACTTCGCCGAGATGGCCAAGAAGACCGTGGTGCGCCGCCACAGCAAGCGCCTGCCGCTCTCCACCGACATCGACGGCATGATCAAAGAGGACGACGAGCTGTTCATGCCCGAGCAGGCCGCGCCAGAGGCCGCACAGGAGCCTGAAAAGCCATCGGCTGCCAAGCGCCCCAGCCGCTTGCAAAAGGTCGCGGAACAGGCCCCAGCGCAGGCATCGGATGACGACGGCGTGATTGACATGCCCGAGACGCGTCCGGATCCTGACTACCAGGACGCTGGCCAGCCCGCCGAAGAGCACGACAGCCCCATCTAAGTTTTGGGGCGAAAGCGGATGCTGCGGACACGTCCCATGGGCAATGAGCCTCAGACGCAGCGAGTAGCCCCACCCATTTTTTAACCCACAGGAGCCCCCCATGGAATACCGCATTTACCTCATCAAAGAGATCGGCAACGAGGACAACATTCGCCTTGTCCGCGCAGGCAGCAAAGCCCAAGTGCTGCGCCACCTGATCAAGGACCGCTTTTCGATTGAGAACCCCAGCACTGCTGACGTCGGCGATTATGTCGAGGCCGGTGTGCCCATCGAGCGCGTTGCCAACAACGACAACGCTGACGCCATTTAAACCCAGGAGCTTCACATGAGACGCAGCATTTCACCCCCATCAACACATAAGCCTGTTCGAGCTATCAAGGAGGCGATCACAACTCGCTTCATGAACCCCGCCACTGGGCAGATGGACTTTTCTGTCAACACCGCCGGGCTTATCAAGGCCGTCTCGCAAGAGCGCCAGATTCCACGCCATTCAAGTGTCGAGCGAATGCTGACCGGCCTTTCAAAGCCATCCCTTGAGCGCGTCCTTCGCGCTGTGTCCTAAATTTTCACCCAGGAGCCCATCATGAGCGACAACAAACCATCCCCCATCAGCGTTGCAGCGGCAACCGACGTGTCCGAGCTCTTCACCGATCTGGACGGCGGCATTTTTGAGCGCAAGCTCTCCATTGCCCTGTCCCAGGTGGCCGCAGCCTGCACCGACCACGACAAGGTCGGCGAGGTCAACATCAAACTGTCTTTTTCCCAGATTCCCGGTACCGGCCAGGTGCGCTGCGAGCACACGCTCAAATTCGTCAAGCCCACGCTGGACGGCAAGTCTGGCGAAGAAGAAAAACGCGCCACCGTCCTGCACGTTGGCAAGTACGGCGCTCTCTCGCTCGCTCAGCCATCGCTGATGGGCAAGCAGGGTGAGCTGGTCTAAGGGGCCCCACATGATTGACAAACAAGCCATCGAAGCCCTGCAAATGTCAGAGGCCATCAGCGCAGCCAACACCAGTGTGGCGGCCAGCTTTTTTACCGCGCTGCCCAGCGACTTCAAGCTGCACGATCTGGAAAAACACCAGACCTTTCGCCGCCGCGCAATTGGCGTGATGAAAACCAACACCCTGCAGTCGTTCTCTGAGTACGTGGGCACACACGCAGAGGCAGGGGCCACAGTGTTCGTCAACGCGCAAGCGATGGCCGCCACAGCGGTGCTCAACCTCGGCGACCCAACAGAGCCGGGCCAGGCCGACAACCTGGCTGTGCTCGAAGCCCGCCGCACGGCCGCTTTCTTGGCCATGCTGGCGGTCGCTGGTGGCCAGGGCCATAGCCAGCAAACCATCGCCGAGTTCTTGGAGGACTGGCCCAGCATGGTCACCTGCTTCAACGACGATGGCACCATCCCCGTGCCCAAAGCCATTGCCGCCGTGCGCAAGGTCACCATCGAGTCCATGCGCAAGATGGAGAACACCGAGAAGCAGCACGCGGCCAGCCGCAGCGCCTTCGAGAGCATCCAGGCGACCAGCACTGAGCCGCTGCCGACGCTGGTGTATTTCGAGACCGTGCCGTACCACGGCCTTGCATCGCGCCTGTTTGTGTTGCGCCTTGGCGTTCGCACCGGCGGCGACAAACCAACCATCACTTTGCGTGTCCAGAATCTGGAGCAACACGAAGAGGAAATGGCAACCGAGCTGGCCGACCTGGTCCGCGAAACCGTAAAAACCGTGCCCGTCCTGCTGGGCACATACAACCCCAAGTGAGAGAAACCATGCAAACCCTGAAATTCGAACTGACCCCTGACGAGTACAACTTTGTGCGCTCCGTGCTGGGCGACCTGCCAACGAAGTCCAACGCCTGGGTGTTCCTGAACAACCTGGAAAAGCAAGCCGCTGCGCAGGTCCAGGCCGCGCAGGAGCAGGCAGCCGCCGCACCCGCACCCGCACCCGCAGCTGAGTGATAACCCCGGGCCGTCTTCGGGCGGCCCACCTGGAGAGCAATATGGAGAAGTTTGAAAACCAGATGCTGACGCCGCAGGAGGTTTCCCAGTTGATCAAGATTTCACCTGGCACCCTTGAGAACTGGCGCATGCAAGGCCGGGGGCCAAAGTTCATCAAGCTCGGCGGCGGCCCACGTGGGCACGTTCGCTACCGCCAACAAGACGTCGAGGACTGGATGTTCGAGGACGCAAAAAGCACAGGAGAAAACAAATGAGCATTCCCACCACATTCCAAAAGGCTGGCGATCATTTCGACCCTTACGCCAGCGAAGAAGACACCGCAGAGCTGATGCGCGTTGGCAAAATGCCAAAGCCTCTGGGCCTCGCCGCCATGCTGGAGAAGACATTGCAGTGGCCGTTGCATGGCAAGGCTGCGGACTGCTTGCGCGAGATGCATGAGCTGCTGAAGCGTTGCGAAAACGAGATGCGCTATGCAGGCTGGACCGTGCAAGAGGCCGACAACCACGCGCGCAACGACTTGTACGAAGAGGTCAAGAAATACCTGGTGGAGCCGAAATGACCGACGCCCAGCTCGCCCTGCTGACCAGTAACGTGTTCTTGGCCGCATGGCTGGGCAAGCACTGGCTCACTGGTATTTTTTGCATCTTTTACGCCGTTTCAGCGTGGCTCAAATGAACCAGTCCCGCACCGCCTCGCTGATTGAGTCCGTGTTCAACGTGGTCATCGGCTACGGCGTGGCGCTGGCCAGCCAGCTGGCGATCTTTCCGATGTTTGGCATTCACCTGCCACTGTCCGACAACCTGGCGATCGGCGCTTGGTTCACCATCATTAGCCTGGTGCGCAGCTATGCGATCAGGCGCTGGTTCAACGCGCGGCTGCACCGAGCCGCCAACAAACTCGCAGGTTTATGAAAAAACGCAAGCCCCCAAAAACGGTCTACGTGTACCGCTACAGCCTCTTGGACGTCATGATGGCCAGTCCCTTGCAGCCGCTGCCCGAGGAGCTTCGCCGCCACCAGCTCACGCGCATGCACGGCGGCCTCGAAGCCATGGAAAAGGCCCCGACGCCCACCACCGATGACTGGCGCGTGGTGAGTGACGCGGTGAACATCATGGAGACGCTGGTCAACAACGGCCCGTGGCTGGACTGCGATGGCGACCCGGTCGAAATCACCGACGCCAGCGGCCTGCTGCAAGACGCCGTGACCGCCATGGCCATGGCCGGAAAGCGCCACAAAGACGGCGGCAACATTCGCTTGGACGGCGCAGGCATCCAGGCCGTGCGTGGCGTGCTGGCCGATTACAGCGACCTGCTCGAAGCGCTGCCAGCGCGCACCATGATCAAGGCGCACCGCGAAACCGAGCGGCGCATTCATGAAATTTTGGCGGGCAAGAAGAAGCCGCACGACGTTACCGTAATGGAGCTCTAAAAATGACACCCGACGAACAAAACCTCGACATGCTGGTCGCCGAGCTGGACCGCGAGAACCGGCTGCTGCGGGCTCGCAATGAGCGGTTGGAAAAAAAACGGTTTGCCGGACTAACGGACAAAGAGTTTGAGGACATCATCATGAGCGCCCCAAACGCCACGGTTCCGGTCATTCTTTGGCAGCTTATCCAAGACAAGCTCCGCGAGAAAAACCAGTGAGCCCCTGGACCTACATCCGGGCCATCTTAGGCCCCGGCCTGCACTGGACGCGATCGGTGCAGGAATTAACCGACGCCATCAAGCGCGCCGAGCTGGACGGCCAGACGGCGGCGGCTGAGCACCTGCGCATCATCCTGGACACGCGCAACAAGGTCGCGTTCGACCAATAAAAAACCCCGCCGGGTTGGGGCGGGGTGAAACCTCATTTCTGAGGTGAGGGAGACAACTGCAATCATTCCAAGCGATCAGGCAGCGTGCCGTCTGATCGCTTTTGCGTCTTGAGCCACTCCTGCTCCAGCTCGTCGCTGGGCTCAGGCACGGATGTGATTTCACCCTCAATCGTGCCGGTGGGCTCACCCTGCACCGCAGGCGGATTCCAGATCGAGGTGGTGGTGCCCATCACGGTACCAGCCTCACCAGCCGTGGCACGCACAGCCTTGGGCACTTGGCCGGCGGCGTAGTCGTCGAGAAACTTCACCACGGCAGCCACATCGGCCGGGTTCTTGGCCATCAGCATGTCGGCCATTTTGTCGGCCACAGCGGGCGTGATCGTGGCGCTGTTGGCCAAGCGAGCAACAAGGCCCGTCAGCGCGTTCATTGGGCTGCCTGTCACGGCCTGTCCAATCGTCTGGCCAATGTCGCTGCCCTCTTCCAGCGCCTCGCGCATCGCGCCACGTTTGGCCGTCTGCGAGCCGCCCAGGATTTTGCTGGCCTGCTGGAAGAGCTGGGCCTCGCGCTCCATGGCGGCTTTGAACAGCCGGAAGTGGGCCGGGTCGTCAAACAGCGGTTGCAGCTTGGCGGCCGTTTCGGGCGAGTTGATGATGTTGCTCGCCGCGTTGCGGTTTTGCGCCGAGTCCATGATCTGGCCGTACAAGTTGCGGGCCACACCGGTGCGGAAGGCGGTCTTTTCAGCGTCGCTCATGTCGGCGACCATCTTGATCACCTGCTCGTGGTCGAGCTTCTTGAAGTCGGTCATGCCGGTGCGCATCGCGTCCAGCACCTCCATGTCGCCAGCGTAAGCCTTGCGGGCGTCGCGGTAAATCGGAACGTTCTCGTCGATGGCGTTCACAAACACCTTGCGCAAGTCGCGCAGGGCGCTTGCCTCTGCCGTGGACATGCCCTGACCCTTGAAGCCGGACTCGATGGTCGCATCGATGCCGCGCTTGATGTAGTCCAGCGTGCGGACGTCTGGCAGCTTGGTCAGCTCCAGAATCTCTGCGCCGGTCTCGGTGAACTTGCCGGTGGGCTTGTAAATCTCAGGCAGCGCAAAACGGCTGGGGTCCTCGCCGCGCAGCTTGGCCGCCATGGCCTCGGTGTCGGCGATGCTGCGAGCCTTCTGGAAAAACGCCTGGAACTGCGGATTCTTCAGGGCCTCAACGATGCGCGGGTCGTCCACATCGCCCCAGGCATAAGCCTGCCCGTAAACGTCCTTAGCCTTGCTGCGCAGGTCTTGCACGAGCTTGGCCTCGTCGGCGTAGAAGTCGCCAGGCTGCAGGCCTTTTTGGACCTGCTGGTATGTGCGCTCGCGTGCGCCGGTTTTCTGCTCCGTGAGGGTTTTTTCAACCTTGCGCGTGCCCTTGCCGGTGCGCTGGGCCACGGCCTCGGCCAGATCGGCCATGGCCGCATCCACGTTGGCCACGGTACTTGGCACGCCCATGGCGCGATCACGGGCAACCATCTGCTCGATTTGCTGGGGCGTGAGGTTGGACTCGCGCATCGCCTTGGTCATCTTCTCGCCAGCGCGGCTGGCAATCACCGACTCCGTGGGAGCCAGGCGCTCGCGCAGCCACTGGCCCGCGCCCTTGGCACCGCGCAGGACCACCGGAGCCCCGCCGCCAATGATCGTGCCTAGCGTGCCGCCCGTGATGGCCCCGCCAACGCGCCCGCCCTCTTCGGCCGTGCCAGCGCCAGAGACAGCGCCTGTGGCCCCGCCAAGGGCCGCCAGACGCGCCAGAGCGCCTGCTGTGCTGCGCTGGGCTTGAGTCACCGCCGCGCCTTGACCGCCGGGCACAAACATCATGCCGACCGCCGGGGCCATGCCGCCGGCAAACTCAGCCGCCATGGCGGTCCCAGGGTTTTCCCGAGTATAGCGGGCGTACTCCTGGCGAATCTGGCCCAAGGCCTGCTCGTAGGGCTGATCGCCGAGCTTGGAGCGCAGCCAGGCCTCGGCCTCGTCGCCCCAGCCCATGCCCAGGCCTTGGCCCAAGACGGCCCGTGTAAGGTTGACTGCGTTGTCGGCCATTATTCAAGCCCTCCGGCGGGTGCGGTTTCACGGTACAGACCCTGGTTGATCTCGTTGAGGCGCTTTTGCTGCTTGGCCATACCGCGCTGCAAAGCACCATAGGCGTTGATCAGGATGCGGCGACGCTCTTCCTGGTTCTTGGCTTTGGCACCAGACACCTCGGCCAACAACTTGATGTCCGAATCGGACAGCACGCCCTTCATCTTCTCGGCGGCGGAGCTGATCATCGAGCCCTTGAGGATGTTTTCCAGCTCCTGCGTGTTGAGCAGCGTTGGGTCCTTGGATCCGGCGGCCTCCAAGGCAAGGCGGGATGCTTTGTCGACCAGTGAGCCGCCCATGCTGTTTTTGTTGAGGTCGAAGGCGCGCTTCATGTCCTGCATGGCACCCTTGACGCTGGACAGCGAGTCCTCGGTTTCGGTCTTGAGCTTCACCTCGGGCGCGGTCAGCTTGGTGGCCTGGGTCTGCTGGAAGTCGAACTTCTGCTGCTGCAGCGCCATGTTGGCCTGGGCGGTGCCCATGTTGGCCAGCGCCGTGTTGATCTGCGCCATCTGCTTTTCGACGTTCATCTCGGCAATCTGGCCGACGCGCTTTTGGAACTCGGGTGTGCCCGGCACCAGGCCCTCGTCCTTGGCCTGCTTGCCGGCGCTGGACTCGGGCTGGCCGGACTTCACGTAGTCCTTGATCAGCTCGGTGGCAATCGTGCGCTTGTCCTTCATGCCCTCGGCGGCCAACTGGCGCAGGGTTGTAAGGTCTTCCTTGGCACCGGTCATGCGCAGCTTTTGCGCCTCCAGGCCCAGCGACAGACGGCGTGCGCGCTCTGCCTGGGCGGCCTCGCGCTGCTCTTTGTTCATGGTGGCGGCGGCCTCTCCGGCCTTGCCCAGCGACTCCATGAAGTTGCCGGTCTTGGTTGGGGCACCAAACGCGGCGGCCAGGCGGAAATACATCTCGGCCTTGCTGGGGCCGGTTTCCTGGGGCTGCTTGATGGCGTCCTGCAAGAGCTTGTTGAAAGCCTCGGACTCTTTGGTCATCGTGGCGCGTGCGGATTTGAGCTCTGCGCCATAGTCGTCGTTTTGCGGGAAGTACTTACCCAGCATCGACAGGAGCTGCTGATTGCGGCCAGCGCCCTCCATGCCAGGGGGTAGCACAGGCGGCATGGCCTCCTGCGCAACGGCGGCAACCGGCGCGGCGACCGGTGCTGCAACGATGGGGGCCTCGGCCACGGGCAGGCGGACGCCGGGCGCTTTGCCCGTTTCGCCAAGTTCGTAGTTCGAGGCCAGGTCGTAGATCGATGGCATGTGAGCCTCCAAAAATTAACCGCCGAGCAGCTTGCTCAAGCCGGCAGATGCGGACAAGCCGGTCGCCAGCTGCTGCAGCGGCGATGCCGAGTAAGTTGCGCCCGTGCTCGTGGTGCCCTGCGAGGTCGAGGACTGCACGTTGGGGGCCATGCCGCGCACCTGAGTGGACAGCCAGTCGAGCTGAGACTTGGGGTATTGCTGCTCGAGCATGTACTGCTGGTAAGCCGCATCGGCCTGGCGCTGGGCAATCTGCTGCTGAGACATGCCAGCGGCCTCCAGGGCAGCGACGTCTTGCGTGCGCATCTGCTGGCCTTGCTGGGCCTGAGCGGCCATCTGCTGAAGCACGGACTGCTGGCGCTGCAAATCGGCCCCGGTGAGCTGGCCGGTCTGCGCCCCCACGGACGCAAGCAACTGCTGCTGCTGGCCGGTGAGCGCGCCTGTTTGCTGGGCCGCGCTCAGGAGTGCGGACTGCTGCTGCTGGGTCAGGCCGCCAAGCTGCGTGCCGACGCCACCCAGGGCCTGAGCGCGTGCAATCTCTTGCTGCGCCGCTTGCTGCTGAGCAGATGTGAGCGCCTGGCCACCAGACAAAATCGCCTGCTGCTGGGCGGTACCAAGGCCGCCAGCGGTCGATGCCAGCTGAGCCTGGCGGGCTGCTTCTTGCTGAGCGGCGGACACCGCTTGGCCGTAGCCAGCCTGCAACGCCTGCGACTGCTGGTTCAGGATGGATTCCTGCGTGTCGCGCAGCGCCCGGCTGCCAAACTCGCCCATGCGCGTGCCACCAAACTGGCCCGCACGGATGAAGGCATCCGAGACGCCAGGGAGTAAGTTTTCCGACAGGTTTCGAGCGCCCAGCTTTGCGATCTGGCTGGTCACCGACTCGGTGTAGGGGTTGAAGAACTGCCCAATGTCCTGCGCGCTGGTCTTGGCCGCCTCTTGCATGTACGGGGCGGCGGCTGTCAGGCCTGAGCCCTCCAGGCTGGCCTGCACATACGGCGAGAGCGTGCGTGCGCCGGTACCGGTGTCAACGCCAGCCAAAGCGGCCGCTTGCTGCGTCAGGTACGGCTGAGCCGCGCCAACGCCGCTTGTGCCTGTGGCCTGAGAAATCAGGGGCTGCGCAGCCTGCAGTGGGCTCATGCCGGTGGCTTGTTGCAGGTATGGGGCTGCGGCCGTCATGGCACCGGGCGCGGCGCTCAGCTTTTCAAGACCGGTCTGTGCTGCCTCAAACGGCGCTTTCCACAAACCCTGATTGGCCGAGACGGCGTCGTAGGCCTGCTGCTGCTGAGGCGTTGCACCGGCTACCAGCGTCCCCTTGTAGGGCGTGAACGGCGTGTTGGCGACGTTGGTCGACTGGTAGATTTGGTTGTAAATCGCGTCCTGCAGCCACTTCGGAGTTTCCGTCGTGCTGGTGACGTAGGAGGTAGCTTTTTGGGGGTCACCCTGAAACAAGCTGGCCATATTAAGCGCCTTTCAGATATGCCAACGGCGATTTGGCGTTCGCGCTGAACTTGCCCCGGGCCATCGATTTGCCTTTGTGTTCACGGATTTTAGCCCGCATCCGGTCCAGCTGGCGAGCCCCGGCGTCTGTGGAGCCATCGCCCAGCAGCGCCACGGTCTCGGCGTCCATCACGTACTCGCCGTCCGAGAGGCGCGCGGGGATGGTGTCATCGCGGCCAGAGCCGCCGCCACGGGCCAAACGGGTCAAAGCGCCGCCACGGGCCAGCTTCTGAGTGGGCTCTTCTGGGTTGTCGTACATACCGCCGCCGACCTTGTCCCAGTTGCGGGCGATGTAGCTGCCAACAGGCAGGCCCTGCATCTTGGCCGCAGCGCTGAGCGTGTCCCAATTCCAGGTGCGCATCGGGCGGTTGAAGTACTCCTGCTGCTCGGGCGTCATGCCGGCCACGACCTGCTGCACTTCCTCTGGCGTGTTGGCCGAGCCAAACAGCGAGAGCAGCGGCAGCATGCTGGCCGCAGTGCCCAGGCCGCTTGTGCCCATCTTGTTGCCAGCACCAGCGGCGGGCTTGGTTGCCAAAGGCATCGCGGCCTCTGTTTGGGCTGCAATCACGCTGAGCGGCGAGGCTTTGATGCCTGTGCCGGTGTAGGGCTCAGCCGATGCCGTGTCCACTGTTGCGGGGCCAGCCAGCGAGTAATCGGGCGTGAAGCTGTCAGGGCCCGTGAAGGTTGGAGTGCTGCCGCCGGTCAGGCTGTAATTTGTGCTCAGGCCCATCTCTGGCACGCTGGGTGTGTTCAGCGTTGGCACCTTCAAGCCCTCGATCACCAGGTCGGATGGAGGCTTCAAGCCCAAGCCGCCAGTCTCGGCAGGCGTGATGTCGTAGATCGATTTCGGTGCGGGGGCCGATGGCGCGGCATAAGCAGCGGCCAAGCCCGACAGTGCGCCTTGCGTGAGCGCCTGCTTGGGGTCAGCGCCCATGGTCAGCGCGTTGCCAAACTGCTGGCCTGCGGTCTGCAAACCAGCGCCGAGCTTGCCCTCGATGCCACTTGCGGCACCGCCAAGCGTACTGCCCGCATAGCCGCCGACGCCGCCCTGCACCGCGCCGGTCAGGAAATCACCACCGCTGGCCGCGCTCTGTGCGCCGCCAATCAAGGAGCTGCCCAGCACGTTTTGAGCGGTGTTGCTCAGCGTCATACCCGTGGCGTCGCCGATTGCGCTGCCCAAAGCACTGCCAGCGCCAGCGCCAAGAGCGCCACCGATCGCGCCCTTGAGCGCGTTGCCACCAGCCGCAGCCGATGACAGGCCGCCAATCGCTGCGCTGCCCAGCATGCTGGCCGCAGTGCCTGTGGCACCCAGGGCGCTACCAATTGCGGTACCGAGGCCAGGGGCCACAAACGATAAAACAATCGGCAGAACTGGCGCAACGGCCTTGAACACCTTTTTCAGAGCTTTTTTCAGGCTCCAAAACTCGGGCAGGCCAGTCATGGGGTTGATGGTGCCGGAGCCGCCGCGAGCGCGAAGCAGGCGGGCCTCTTCGGGCGTGATGTGCGCCAGCATGGTGTCGCCATACCGGCCCATGCGTGCGATCGAGTTCAGGCCGCCGCGTGCAAACTTCGGCACGTTGCCCGACTGCATCTGACCCTGCACGACCTTCAAAGCGATCAGCAAGACGGTCAAAATCATCTCGTCAAACTGCTCGGGCAAGTCCTCGGCGTCGATCAGGTTGGACTGAATCATCGCCATGCGCGTCTGCTCATAGGACGCCGGGTTTTGCAGCGTGCTTTCGATGACTTGCGTCAGTTGATCGACAGCCTCTGGAGAGACGTCTTGGTCGTTCAGGATTTCCTGAACAGCCTCCCCGACAGCCTGCATGGCTTCAGGGTTGTTTTGGATCAAGCCTAAAATTTCTTGGTTCATGATAGTGCTCCAACAAGCCTCTCGGCCCATTCTCTCCAGTCGGTAAATCCGTAAGGAATCGGCAAGTTACGGCCGATCGTTGTGTTGTTCAAAAACTGCATGCCCCAATCTTGCCAGCGATTGGGGTCGTCCAGCCGGCCAAAGGAGCCGTAGGCGTCGAGGTCGATGATGACCTGCGACGACCAGTCCATCAGCTCCATTCCGGTGGGTAGGGTGATGATCATCCCAGCACCGTCCTGTCGCCAGACTCAATGTGCGCAATGATCTGGCCCATCTGGTAATCGCCGTACAGGGCGTTGGACTCAAAGCGGGCGCGCAACTCGCGGCGCTGCTCTTTGAGCATGACGATCTGTTCGAACGGCTGGTCGGCCTGCTCGGGGAAGGTGAAGATCGAGCTCGTCACCTCGGGCGCACGTGCGTTGGCGCGGCCCGTGATCTGCACGGTCATGGGGCCCTTTTGCACGAAGTCCGGCTCGATGGTGGTGATGCGCAAATAGCCGTCTTGGCCCTGGACGATGGACGAGAGGTCCGCTGTCTCGAAGTAGGACTGAATTGGCGCGGCCAGGGTTCCGTCGATCTCGTCAACGCCCTGCTCGTGGACCCAGGTGCGGTAGCCGCTGCCAGTGGGCACGGCGTCCACCAAGATCGGGGCCATAAAGGCGTTGTTGTAGCCGCCAGCCGAGCGGCCAGAGGTGGGCAGTGCGGTGTCGTACCAAGTGTTCTCGCGCACGTTGTAGATCACGGCGTGGGTGCATTCGGTAGCGTCCCCCTTGGGGTAGGCCCACCAGATTTCGCCAAAGCGCGGCACCTTCCAGGCAAACACCTTGCTGTGCTGCTGGGGGTTCAGGCCTTCGAGGAAGTAGTTGATGTTCATCTGGTTGGGCACATCGCGCACCACGCCGTTGAACATGAAAAATCGGTCAACGCCTGCCCAGAAGAAAACGCCGTCGTAGTCCACCACCGAGTCGGCCGACATGATGGAGGTGTCGGTGGCGATCGTGTCGAACTGGAATACCGTGGGGCCACCGGTGAAGGTGGCACGAATCACCGCATCGTAGGCCCAGAAGATGCCAGCCGGGGCCGAGCCTGAGCCTGCGCGCAGGGGCATGCCCTTGACGATCTTTTGGCTCCACACCCGGGCGATGCCAGATCCGGAGCCGGTAAGGTCTGTGGGCTCGCCAGCCGCGGACCAGCCGATGATGCCAGCGGTGCCGTAGTAAAACAGGTACGGGTGCAGGGCCACGATGCCGCCCGTGGCATTGGCACCAGCGGGAAGCTGCACGCTTTTCAGCGGTGCGGTGCCCAGCAGGTCGCCGTAGAAAATCTGCCCGCCCACATCGTTGCACAAGCAGCGGCCGTTGGGCGAGACGTGCGCGAGCAGGGCGTTGTAAGCGGTCGAGGAGTCGTAGACCGCCTGGAACATCCAGCGATTGGCGTCCGAGGCCGTGAGCGCGTCCGAGCCGCCCACCATGTCCGTGTCGGTGGCCGTGATGACCGTTGTGGCCGCCGCGACCACATAGCCGTTGGTGGCCACGCCTGCGGTCACTGCTGTGATGGTGATCAGTGGGCCAACAGCCACGGCGCTGTAGTTGGGCGTCGAGGTGTGCAGGTTGATGTTGGTGGCCACAGCCGTTGCCGTGGTGGCCAGGTCAATCGTAAACGCCACCGCGCCCGACATGATCTGCACGCCGTTGACCGTGATGCCGTCCACAGAGCCCGCAGCGCCGCCCGTGAGCGTCACCGTGCCTGTTGCGGCCACAGCCACCGGGGTGCGGTTGGAAATCAGGCTGGCGTTCTTGCTGGCGTCAATCGTGAAGCGCTCCAGCGTGCTGGGGCCGCCGCTGTGGCAATACTGCAACAGTTGCTGGGTGAAGCTCATGAAGCCCCGCGAAATCTCGGTCAGGTACTTGGAGATCGAGCGGTACCCGCCAATCTTGCGCGGCAGGCCACGCTGGAAACGCACCCACTGTCCGTCGACGTAGAAGTCGCCTTCGAACTTGGTGCCGTCGCGTTTGATGCCCGGCTGGGAGCGCAGGATTTGGGTTGGCATGGTTAGAACGTCCCGCCCACCACGACGCCAGAAGGCGCGATGCCAAGTGCTGCGTAGGCCGCAGGGCCGTCGGCAGCGGTAAACACCGCGTCGCCCACAGCCGTTGCACCCAGGTTGATGCGAGCCGCGCCTGCGGTCGTTGCGCCGGTACCGCCGTCGGACACCTGAATGGGCACAGCCAGGCCGCCCGTGTCGGCGTTGACCACATCGGTGCCGTCGCAGTACAAGATCGAGCGCGAGCCGGATGCGACCAGGACGCCAGCGCCAGCCGAGGTCTTCACGGTGAAGTTGTACGCGCCCGTGGTCTCGTTGTTGACCCAGTACTGCTGCACCGTGGCCGGAACGATGATGTTGCGGTTACCGGTCAAAACGCCAGTGAAACCGTAGGCGATGCGGTTCAACTCCGTGCCGGTCAGCGTGTAATCGCCTAAGCCTGCCACGTTGATCGAGGTGTAGTCGAAGGCAAACGTGGCGGACTGGCCAAAGCCGATCGTGTAGTAGTTGGCCCCGTCCGAGACGATGATGGCCGACTCGCCAGGCTGGAAGGACAGCGTCGCGCCGCCGTCAATCAGCACCGTGCCCGCAGGGTCGGCCACGATGGCGCCAGAGCCCGAGTTGCGCAGGTAGCAAAACCAGTTGTCGCCGACCGTGGTGGGCGCGGGCAAAGTGAGCGTGCCGCCTGCGCCGGTCCACACAAACATGCGGGCCCGGTCCTGAGCGCCTGCCGTGTAGTTGCTGTTGAACTCGGTGACGGGGACGGCCTGCGCGAGCAGTGTGCCGGTGGCCACGATGCCGTTGCCAGCCAGCGAGGAGGCGTTGACCTGCGAGGTCGATGCGCCGTACTGCAGCGCCACCCAAGATCCCGCCACCGTGCTGTTGCTCGTGAGGTAAATCTGCCACAACGTGCCCGAGGCCACGGTCACAACCTGCACGCCAGCGGCGTCCTTCACTGTGAATGTGTGCGCGCCCTTGTTGTTGAACAGGATGGTTTGGCCGGTACCGGTCTTGTTGGCCGGTGGCAGCGTGATCGCCAAGCCCGCAGACGCCGGGGTGACGTCCATGATTTTGGTGGCCAGATTCTGGCTGGTCGAGGTCTCGTCTGGCCAGCTCAGCGTAATGTCAGCGGCCAGGGCCGTCGAGCTGTAATCAATCTCGCTGGGGTAGATGTTTGCCCCACCGAAAACGTCGGTGTATGTGGTCATGCTTCAGTCCTTTGGGCGCTGCGGTCCATGATCTTCTTCAGGTCCTCGCCGTTGAGCGCCTGGGCAGCGCGGTCGTACATCTGCTGCCAGGTGCCGATACGCTCGTCCTTCTTCAGGAACGGCGTGGCCTCAAGCAGCGTGGCATACAGCAGCAGGTCAGGGGCGTACTCGGTGAGCCAGTTGGTCTGGAAGTCCTCGCCCAAGAAACGCGGCTGCTCGTAGTACATCACCTCCAGCGTGCTGGCGGCTGCAGGCGTTGGCGTGATCAGCCAGTGGTTGTAGTCATAGTCCGCGTAAAACTGCGGCGCGCCGGTCTCGGCCTCATCAGGCCAGTAGTTGCGGCAGTACTCGTAGGCGCGGGCGAAAATCGGAGAACCGTTGACCGTCATGCTCACGGTGTCGCGCCAGCGGTCGGGCTTGCGGTAGGTGGCCACGCCGATTTGCAGGGGAGTTTGGACGGCGCGAATAAAGCCCTGAATCTTGAGCTCGCGGGAGATGCGGCGCTCGCCCAGTGTGATCAGGCGCGGCAGCTGCTCGTAGACGATCTGGTCGCTCTCAGCGGTAAAGCCCCGCTCAAGGTAGCGGCGCACATCTTCCAGCAAGCTGCTGTACGTCATCGTGTACATGGGGACTCCAGTTGGTTATGAAGCCGCTGGTCCAGCTGGCGCGTGGTGCCTGAATTATGCCCGGGAACACACGAGGCGGCAAACGTCATCGCGCCACCCCTTTGGTCTTCTCAAACGAGCGCATGCCAGCGATACCCAGGATGCCAGACAGAATCACCCACAGGGCGTCTGCGTCCAGCATCGGCGGCGGCTGCATCCCGGCGGGCAGGTGGCCGTTGGCTTGCGCCAGCGCCCAGCCCCAGGTGAGCAGCGGGTAGAGCAGAAACTGGTAGGCCATGGCCGCAGCGCCGACCCAGCCGATGGCGGGCCGCCAGCCTGCGACAAACACGCTGGTGTGCTGGGCCTCGGTGTTGTTCACGCCGATTTGCGCCAGGTCGATGGCCTGGTCGAGCTTGCGGCCCTCCAGCTCGAGCTGCATGCGCTCCTTGTCCGTGGTGATAAGGTCGCCAGCAACCTTGCCGACGGACTCGATGACGGTGCCAATGCCGAGGAAGTTCATGTGGCGTCCTTCAGTGTGCGGTTGATCCAGCCGAGCAGGAACTTGATCTGCGTGCGGTCGCGGGTCACGATATCCCGGTACCGGGCGATTTTGGCCAAAGCGTAGGCCATGACAAACTTTTCGGGGTCCATGGCGTTGAGTGCGGCCACGGAGCGCGGCCCGAGCGATCCGTCCGGCGTGGCCCCGGCCACCAGCTGCGCGAGCTTGACGGCCACGGTGGGGCGGCCTGGGGCGCTGGAGTTGACGGCGAAGTTGAAGATGGAGGACGCCACCGCCTGGTGAATCAGGTGGTCGCCCGCGATCGGGAGCCAGTAGTTGGTGTGGTACCAGTTGCGCACCATGGGAGTCGGTGGCGTCTCGCGCCGGTCGACAAACTCCCAGCCTGGCCAGTCCGGGTTGAAGTGACGAGAAATTCCCGCGTAAGTGAGCTGCCCGCGATCACCCGGGACGTCGTGCAACAAATAACCGCCCTCGTCGCGAATCATGGCTTCGAAAGCAGGCAGGAAGTCAGCCATGGGTTAGCTCCTGGTTATGGTCAGCCATACACCACCTCCATAAAAATGCGGACGGACCAAAGCACCACGCCGACGATCAGCACGGCAGCGACGAATGCTTCGGTCCAGTCTCTCACTGAGCGGCTGCTTGCAGTGGGGCCAGGTCTTCGGTCGTCCAGAAGTCCTTGGCCAGCATGATGCGCAGGTGTTCTTTGTTCCGAGCCACGCAGTCGGCCCACTCGGCATCGTCCATGCCTTCGGGCTTGCCGCCGTTGATCAGGTTCACCGAATCCATGGCGGCGCTGTAGTGGCGTGCGATTTCTTCGGCGGTGGGTTGGGTAGTTTCGGTCATGCTGTGGCTCCTTGGGTTTGACGTGCTGCCATCTCGGCGGCAGCGGCTTCTTGCGCGGCTTGATAGGCCGCGATAACTTCAGGTGTCCATGCGGCGTTGCAGATGACGACCACATTTGCAGGTTGACTTGTGAGGTCTTGGCCCGGCGTCAGTGATGTTCGGTGGAAGGTCTGCGTGAGCAGGTTGCCGTCCTCGATGATGCGAGTGGCCTCGCGATAAAGAACTGTGCCGTTTTCGGTCACGGTAATTTGGTCAACGACCTTTTGCTTTTCGATTGTCATGATGATTTTTTCCTCAAGTTACGCATTTGCCAGATAAACGAGTGTGCCGTGCATCCAAAACTCAGTGCCTAAATCTGAGCCATTCAATGTAGTGCCGCCGCCTCCTTTGTAAACTTGCATAGACGTCGCTCCTTCAACGCCGCTCACTGCAATTCTCAATATATTCCCGCCCCAGCTAGTACTACCAATAGTCATGCCCGCTTCTCTATACCCGCCACTCGCGCTGTTGCCGAATGGAAGACCATGCAAAGTTACTGCGCCCCCATTGTTTGAAGACCAGTTAGCCCCAATTCCCCAAACGCAGGTCACGACGCGACCAACTTTTGTGTATTGCCCGACCGCGTTGAAATACGAAACTCCTGTAGGGGTCGCTCCGCCAATTTGGATTGTTGGGCTAAAAATTCCCTCCTCATAGTCATCCAGCGTGTTGGCGTTGGACGATGCGTTTTGGGTGGCGGGGAAGGTGATGCCTGTGCCGTTAGAGGCGGAGGTTGCGTTCAAGCCAACGCATCCGTTCAAGTTGACTTCAAAAACATTTGCCGCGCCAACCAATGTGCCGCCAGCGGCCTGACGACCAACAGAGAACTTGTCTGCGGTTGCAACGGGGCGGGTTGAGCCGTCTGCCGCACGTCCACCAATGTCGATGAACCAAGATGGCAAAGACGCATTGGCTTGACCTGTAAGGTTTGGCTTATTGGCTCCAATCAGAGTTCCGTTGTATGTACTGTTGTTGCCGCCGCCGTTACTGAACAACGTCCAAAGGCCAGAGCCTGATCGCATCAGCACTTCGGTTTGAGAAGGCGAAGCAATGACAGGATTCCCATCCCCATCCGACAGCACGATGTAGTTGCTGGCAGTGCGGATGTCGAGGCCACCTTGGTTGCCTGTGTAGCCGCCAATGATGGTGTTCCTATTACCGGTGGTGATCAAAGAGCCACACTCACCAGAGGCGTTATTGCTGACTCCGACAAAAGTGTTGCCATTTCCGGTGTTAAGACCCCCTCCTGCGTTGTATCCAACAAGCGTGTTTTGAATACCAGTTGTAAGAGAACCACCAGCACTGGCCCCAACAGCAGTTGTTGCGCCAGTTACCGCGCTGACGGCGGCACGATATCCAATCGCTACGTTGTTGTTGCCCGTAGTGTTGCCAAGAAGCGCCTGAGCACCAACGGCAGTGTTGAAGCTGCCAGTAGTGTTGTTGTACATCGCACCGTTGTAAACACCGTTTGAAGCATTTCCGACAGCCGTATTTCCACTACCAGTTGTGTTTAAAGCAAGAGATTGCCAGCCGCCAGCAAAGTTTCCTGCTCCAGTTGTGTTGGCGTCAAGAGCCTGAGCGCCGATAGCCGTGATACTTCCAGTTGTGTTTGAAGCCCCTGCTCTGTATCCAAGCGCCGTAAGACTTCCTGAACCCGTGTTGTTTGAACCAGCAAGATAGCCAACTGCGGTGTTGTTGGAGGCAGTCGTGTTTGCAGCTAACGCTCCCGGCCCGACGGCCACGTTAAATGATCCGGTGGTGTTGGCACGAAGCGCACCGAACACCACGCCGCTGTGGATGCTGCCAAATGCGGTGTTGCCGTTGCCGGTGGTGTTCAGCTCCAGAGCGGTCGAGCCAAAAGCCGAGTTACCAAGACCCGTGCTGTTGTTCTTAAGCGTTGAGTTGCCAAAGGCCGTGACTTCACCAGTGGTGTTGGCGTATGCAGCCAAGTTACCCATGGCCGTGTTGTTACCAGCAGTCGTGTTGCTGTACAGGGCTTGATAGCCGACCGCCGTGTTGCCGTTTCCTGTTGTGTTGAGCAACAGCGATTGGTAACCGATAGCAGTTCCAAATGCGCCGGTAGTGTTGGTCGCCAACGCCGAAACACCAATCGCCGTACCCGCAGCGCCGGTCGTGTTAACCAGCAGCGCGGAACTTCCGATGGCCGTGTTTCCAGAGCCAGACGTGTTCACTCTAAGTGTATTGGTTCCGACTGCGGTGTTGTCACCCGCCGTCGTTACGTCACGCAAAGCCGCGCTACCAAAAGCGGTGTTGAAAGAACCCGTTGTATTCGCCGCCAACGCACTAGCACCCATCGCAGTGTTGGTGGACACAGCACCTGCGCCACGGCCTACGGTGATGCCGTAAACAGTCAGATCGGTGCCGCTGTACAGCAGGTTGGCGGAGTCCACCAAAGCGCCACCAGCGGTGGAATACACCACGCGACCCGATGTGAGGCCAGAATCAGCAAGGTCGGCCACCGTCAAGCGGGTGCCATTGAATGTCATGTTGGCCGAATCAACCAACAGACCAGACGCACCAGCGTAGGTGACACGGCCGGAGGTCAAGCCACTGCTGCGCAACTGGCTGGCGGTCAGGTTCGTGCCATCCCAAGTCAGGCCCGAGGATGCACCAAATACCCCGTTGTTGTTGAACTGCACCTGCGTGTTGGAGCCCGCCACCACGCCGGTACCGCCTGTGCCTGCAAGCACGCGCACGGTCCCGCCGTTGTCCTTGTAGTACAGCTTGCCGTCTGTGATGTTGATGGCCAGCTCGCCGTTGGCCAGGTTGCCAGACGATGGCGCGGCCGAGGCGGTGGTGCTGTAGTACAGCTGGATGGGTGTGTAGCCTGCTTGAGCCATGGTGTTTCCTCTCGAAATTTAGAACGTGCCGCCGGAGATACCCGACCACACAGGTGTGCCTGTGCCAGCCGACGTGAGCACCTGCCCCGCCGTGCCGTTGGCAATAAATGCGGTAGTGCCTGCGGCGGTTTGATATGGGATCTGGGATGCCGCGCCGCCTGCCAGGTTGGTTGCTGTGCCAACGGCCAGCGTGGACTGCGCACGGTTTTCCCAGCGCGAGTCGCCCGAGTCGTAGACGATCACATCGCCGCCAGCCAGCGTGCCAAACTGCACGTTGCCGTCGGTGCCGCCCAGCACAGAGCCAAACGTGGGGCGCACGAACAAGATGCCGTTTGAGACGCCAACGTGCACCACCGCCGCAATCACAGCGATAGCGTTTGGCGTGTCCGGCTTCGTTTTTGTAAGGCCGCCAGCAACCGATGGGTTGTAGTACAACACCTGGCCCTGCGTCCAGGCCTCAGCGCCTCCAGTGGTGTCGATGCCTTTGATCTCGCCAAACTCAAAGACCGTGATCCAGTCGTTTGTGGTCCCAGTCTCAGCGGCCAAGCCAAGGATGTAGTTCGACTGGTCCGGCTGCAACCCTGTGGCTGGTGCCGCTTGCAGGCCACCACTCGCACCCAGGGTTCCGGTGAACATCAGCACCTGGCCCTTGGTGGCCGGGGCGCTGAGCTTGACGCGGTAGTAGGCGGCCTCGCCAACTGGCTGAATGACGCTGCCATTCATCTGGAACATCAGCGTCTGGAACATGCTGTCCGCGCTGTAGTACAGGCGGCCGGTGGCGTCCGTGACCGTGGCGCCGGTGTCGAACTGGATGAAGTCCGGGCTCGAAATGCCGCCCGTCAGTCCAGTCATCGACGTAATGTCGTTGTTGGCCCCCAGAACCGCCGCAGACAGGTTTGCGCGGGCTCCTGCGGCCGTGGTGGCCCCGGTTCCGCCGTTGGCCACAACCAGGGTGCCAGCCAGCGTCACAGCTCCCGTGGTGGCCGTGGCGGGGGTCAGACCCGTGGTGCCGCCGCTCCAGCTGAGCACGCCCGTGTTGGTGATCGTGACCGCAGCCGAGCCGTCGTAGCTTCCGCCACCCAGGCCGGTGCCGATGGTCAGTGGCTGCGGGTTGGCCGCCGTGATCGTGCCAGAGGCGCCCAAGGCAACGGTCACGCCGTTGTAGGTCACCGAGCTGTTGGCCAAGCTGGCGTTTGGCACGTTGGACAGAGACAGGGCGTTTGTGCCGCCCAGGGCGACGCTGGCCGAGCCAGTGATGCCGCCCGAGTAAGTGAAGGCGATCGACGGGAAGCTCAGCGCCGAGTTGGGGATGTTCGTCAGCGTGTTGAGCGACGCATCGATGGTCTTGTTGGTGAGCGCCTGCGTGCCGGTCAGCGTCACGCCGTCCGTGATGCCGTAGCCAGCAATCGTGGTTGGCGTGCCGGTGATGTTGGCCCATGCGGGCGTCACATCGACCGTGCTGGCGCTGGTCACAACGCCCTTGCTGTTGACCACCAGCACTGGAACCTGGGTGCCCGAGCCGTAAGTCGCCGCCACCACGCCGGAGTTGGGCAGGTCGGCGTTGACCATGGTGCGGAACACCGGGTCGGCAGCGCTTCCAGCAGTTGGACCGGCAAAGAACGTGTTTGCGGCCACAGGGGCCAGAATCAGCGTCGAGCCCCAGGTCGGGGCCCCGGTACCGCCGGACACCAGCACCTGGCCACTGACGCCGGCCGTGCCCACATACAGGCCGTCGGCGCCGGACCAGATGACCGCGCCGGGCTGCATTACCAACGACCGACCTGTGCCGCCCTGGTCGATCGGCAAGATGCCGTCGATCTGGGTCTGGTCTGCCAGGTCCACGGCCGGGTGGCGGTGGTCAGAGCGCGAGAGGGTCAGCGCGGTACCAGCGGAGCCGGATCCGGACCCGGCCAGCGGCGTGCCGCCATAGGACGCCGACAGCGTCACGTTTGACGACAGCGCGCCGCCGCCGGTCAGGCCGTTGCCCGCGATCACCTGCCGGGTGTCGGGCACGTAGCCGGAAATCGACAGTGGAACGGTCGTGGCGGCCGTCACGCGGCCTGTGGCGTCCACGGTGAACTGAGGCACGCTCGTGGCGTTGCCGTACACGCCAGGCGTCACGCCCGAGGCCGCAAGCTGCGTGGTGCCGATGCCGCCAGGCGCGACCGACAGGGTCACGTTCGAGGACAACGCCCCGCCGCCTGTAAGCCCCGTGCCAGCAATCACCTGGCGCGAGGTCGGCACGCCGGCCACCTGCAGCAGGTCACCGGCGCGGATTTTGTAGGTCACGCCGTTGTAGACGCCAACCAGCAACGTGTCCTCCGACGCAGGCGTCACCGGAACCGGAAGGTTGGTGATGCTGATCGGAATGAGGTTTGATGGAACTTGCGCCATTTTTTAATCCACAACGTAGAGGAAGCGCTGCCCGTCCTCAGAAACGATGAACTGCGTGCCGTCCTGCGTGATCAGGCCCGAAGGGTTGGTGGTCACGGGAACATCCGGGCGCACAAACGGCAGCACGACCTGGTCCTCTTTGCGCGGGGCCAGGCGGTAGGGGTCGTAATCGTCCGAGTCCTCGTTGCAGACCATGAGCGCCGGGTAATTTGGGTCCGGATTGAGCTCCGCGAGCTTGAACTTGCGCGAGCAACGCGCACAAATGCCGAGACCATACGTCGGGTCGCTGGCATTTGGGACGATGAATTTCCCGCTCATTTGGTGTAGCACCCAATGCCGGGGTTGATGTAGGTCGGCGAGCCGTCGTTGTCGCCGTCCCAGGCAGCCTGGCGAGCGGCGTACCACTTCTGCTCGAGCGCAGCGACCAGATTCGTGTCCACGGACGGGGTTTCTGCACCAACTTTGGCCGACAGCCCGGCCGTGATCGCTTCGAGCCAGCGCTGCGGGACCTCGACGTCCTGCTGCAGGTTCTCGGTGTCCATGATGTGGCGGTGGCGCCAGACGATCAGCTGTTGGTGCTCGGCGGCCGCGTTCGGGCTTGGCCACAGGTTCATGACCGGACGGGGCAAATCGCGCTGGAACCAGTAGGTCAGCGGGCGGCCCAGGAACACCTTGTTGCTCTGCGCCACGTAGGTGTCGCGGTTGAGCGTGCCCATGGGAATTTCCTGCGGCAAAGTGCCCAGGTAAACCTCGCTGAGCAGCATCGGCGAGCTGCTGGTGATGCGAAACAGGCGCTTGGCCATGGCCGGGACAACGTCGGTCCAGGTCCACTCGCCAGCGGTGGCCGCCGTCGTTTGCGTGCCGACCGTGGTCCAGACCAGGCCGTCGTTGGAGGTCTGGAATGTGACCGGAACCGACGCGCCGGTCCACTTCATACCCACGGTGTTGACCGTGCCCACGCCGCCGTCCTGGTCGTTGAAGTCGACCGTGTAGCTGGTTGCCAGCGAAACCGTGGTACCGGTCAGCTCCTGCAGCGTGCGCAGGTTGGCGTTGAGCACTTCCACGGTGCCGTTGGACAGGGTCACAACAGGCTGGCCCTCGTAGAACGGGTAAATCTGGCGCTCGATGCACCAGCTGGGGGTCTTGGTGTTGGCCAGCTCACTGAGCAGCAGGTACAGCGACTCAAGCGCGTAGCTGTGCATTTCGGCCGTGATGGCCTGGGCGGGCAGGCGGCAGCGCCGGAAGGCGTGATCGACGACCTTCAGGGCGTTGAATGTTGTGCTGCTGATGCTGCCGGAAAAGGCCATGCTAACTCCGTGTGTCGTCGTCAGATGGCCGCCGATTCAGCGCGCCCGTGGGGGTTGGGGAATTGTAGATCAAGCGACCAGGGGCGGCAAACAGCCGCCCCGATCTTGATCAACGCTTGGCGGCCTTGCGGCCTTCGGACAAAGCGATGGCAATCGCTTGCTTGGGGTTGGTGACGACCTTGCCGTCCTTGCCAGAGTGCAGGTCGCCGGACTTGAACTCGCCCATGACCTTGCCGACCTTTGCCTGGCTCACCTTGCCGCCGGACTTCATGGCCAGCATCGGCTCACGCGAGGCAACGGGCACCATCTTGCGTGCGGGCGCCTCGACCTTGCGGCTGGTCATGGCTGCCTCGCGGCGCATCGTGGGGGTCATGGCCATTTCGCGCTTGTCCATGGCCTCCATGCGTGGCATCTTGGCCTGGCCACCCTTGGCCAGCTTGAGCGTGGGCAGATTCGGCGCCACGGGCTTGGAGCCCTTGATGCCGGGGTTTTTGTTGCCCTTGATGCCCAGCTTGCTGGTGTCCTTGATCATGGTCTGGCCAACAAAGCCCGGGGCCTGCACCTTGCCGCCCTTGGCCAACTTGGTCAGGGGCTCGCCTTTGTGCATGGCCTTCTCGTGCTTGTGCACGGCTTCCTTGACGATCTTCTTGTCCATGGCCACATCGCTGTGGACCTTGCCGCCCTCGGCATAGCCTTTGCAGGCGCCGCCCTTGGCGTAACCGCCGACCTTGCCACCCATCGAGTACTTGACGGAGCCGTCTTTGCCCTTGGTGCCGAAGTCGAACTCTTTGACGTATTTGCAGCCCATGTTTTTCTCCAGTCAGTCGCGCTCGTGAGTGGGCGCTTTGAGGTTGTCGATCTTGCGCTCAAGGCGGTCAAACCGGTCCATGAGCTGTTGCATATCCGCCCGGAACTCGGTGCGGGTGATGTGATCGCGTGCGATTTCCTCGCGCGTCTTGTTGAGCAAGATACTGATGCGCTGAAGCTCGGCGAATTTCTCTTTCACGACAAATCCAAGCAGGGCGACGATTGCTGTCAGTACGATATTCCAGACCATCATTTCCATGGCGCGAACCTTCCGCGCCTGGATCAGGTGTAAGCAACGTTCACGGTACCAGCGGCCACGACCACCAGGCCGTTGTTGGCTGCAATACCGTGGCTGGCCCAAGTTGCGATTTCACCCTCTGCCATTGTCTTTTTGTAGAGGATGTTGCCGCTGGCCGCAGATGCGTTGTCGTAGACCGTGACGGCGCCCGCGACGATGCAGGTCACCGAGAACAGTCCGGCGGGGGTGGCTTTGATCACAGCAGTCTCGGCTGCAACCGGCTTGTAGCCTAATTTGTCGGTCATCATGAGGTGATCTCCTGGTTTGAATGAAACCCCACCGGTTGGTGGGGTGCGTCATGACGCAGGAGATCAGCTCAGAGCAGCGCCGACGGCGGTCACCCAGGCAGAGCCGGTGCTGATGACAACGCAGTACTCGTCGTTGCCGGCGCCGTTGTCAGAAATGACGTAGGCGGTGCCTGCGGCGACGCTGCTGGCAGCGGGCAGGTTGGCGGTCGTCGTGACGGGGAACAGGAAGCCGGCGTTCGATTTGACGGGGCCGCTGAAAGTGGTTTGAGCCATGATGATTCCTCACATGCGAGTTTTGCGCAGCCGTCTGCATGTCGTCGGCCAGGGCGGGCCGTCTGCTGCGCTGGATTGAAGGTGCCCAGCAAAGCCCCCGCCTTGTGGGCAGGGGCTTCACTTGACGCCTTGGATTAGACGCCAGCGGTACCGAACACGCCGCGCGGGTCGGTCCAGCCCAGAGCGTAACGCTCGGTGGCCTTGTAGCGCATGCTGTCGGTTTCGAAGTCGCCTTCCATGGATTTCTCCAGGCCGCGACGCATCATCAGCTTCAGACCTTCGGGGGCGTCGGTCTGAACCCACCAGGCGGTGGTGCTGGTGATACGAGACAGGTTGGCTTGGCCTTCGGCCAGCAAGCCCATCGACTTCACCGGGTTGATGTCGTTGTCGGCGGTGCCGGTGCGCAGCACAGACTTCAGGAGCACCTCAGCCTGGAACACGTTGGAAGGACCGGAAACGATCTTCTTGGGTGTCAGGCGGATACGCTTGCCGTTGTTGTCCACTGCGTTGCGGATCTGAATCAGGATCTGCTCGAGGGACGTCTGCGACAGGGCGGCAGCGGTGGACAGCTGGTTGCTGAACGTGCCGTTGACGATCGGGTGAGCCGTGGAAACCAGGGACACGCCGTCACCACCGGTGTACGCGCCGTTGAAAGCGCGGTTCAGGATGTTGGCTGCCAGGGTTTCTTTGGTTTCGATCAGGGACTGAGCCAGGTGCTTGGCGTAGGTCTGACCGATACGGATGTGGTCACCGTCCTCGACCAGCACTTTGGTCAGGGCGAAGGCCAAGCCGTACACCTTGTACAGGTAGCGCTGCAGGAACAGCACGCCACCGGACTGGTACGTCACTGCCATGCCGTCGGGCAGCTCAGGAGCTGCACCGAAGCCGTACAGGACGGGCTCTTCGTGGTAGTTGCGCGGGATGCCTTTTTGCTCGCGGAACACTTGTTTCCACTCGTCGGCACGCTGCTCGTACACACCGTCGAACACCTCGTTCAGGATGGGTTCAACAACGGACCGGAAGTCCGTACTGCGCATTGGGGTTGCCATGTTTCAGCCCTCCTTAGATGCTGTTGACTGCTGCTTTGTAGGCGTGTTCGTTGATGCGAACAGTGGCCGTGACATAAGCGTCAGTCAGCGAGTCGTTGATGTTGTATCCGAAACCAGTGATCTGGAACTGGCCAGATGTGGATTGGATGGCGGTGAGGTAGGTGTTGCTCAGGCCCGTTTGGGTCGAGCCACCAGGCGAGGCGACAGTCCAATCGCACTCTTCGCCGACAGCCGTTTGCACGGTGGTACCAGCGGAGGGGTTGTTGTACTGCACATCGAACAGCGTTTCTGGATCGTCGTACACCCAAGCGATGATGTTGGTCGCGGTGACGCCGGAGGGCCAGAAGGGGCTGATGGTGGGGCGGCCAGTGGCGTCGTTGTACTGGCAGCCGGCGAAGATACCCAGGAGGGTAACGCCATCGGTGGTGCCAGAACGGGTGCCGTCAGAGGTGCCCAGTTGAATCACACCAGCGTCGGTCAACTTCACGGGGTCACCCGAGAAAATGTTGGCGGCGTAGGTGCTCGCTACGGTGTAGGCTTTCGGACGCATCTGACCACTGTTGTGGTAAGAGGCGCGGAAGCCAAAAGGTGCGCTAGTCGAGGACATAGTGCGTACTCCTTAAGGGGTTGAATGGACTGAACTGTTCAGGTCAGCTCAAAATGAGCGGACCGTCTTTGCCCAATTTCCGTCATACCGTCACCCGCATCCATGCGTGATCCAGACGCGCGAGCTTGCTGCTCCATGAACTCCGCCGTGTCAGTCAGCTTTTCCTCTTCGCGCATTGGCGCGTCGTGGTGAGCTTCCTGCATGTACTTTTCGTACAAACTCATGGGGAGCTTGAAAGCAAGCATCTCATTGACACCAATGAAGCCTTGCCAGTCACCGGTCTTGAGGGTGACATAGTCCCAGCCAGGCACGTCGCTTGGCTTCAAAGGCTCGTAACCCAGACGCATACGCATGTGGATGGAGTCGCGTGGATTCGCAGTGGTCAGCCAGCAGCAATGCCAGCCGTCGAGTTTTGGTAAGTCCGGAAGTGAGGACTGGTGGAACTGCTGTCGGAACATTTCAACCCGCTCATCATCGGACAGGGCGCGTGATTCTGTTGCCGCGCGATCTACCATCGCACGATTCTCACGGTTGTCACCAGCGGATTTCTTTAAGCGTTCGTCGGACATTTCTCGCTCCTTTCAGCGATTGGGAAAAATTATAGGTTGAATTTGGAAAAACACAACGCGATTTTTTACGCGCGGTTGTTGCGGTCATATTCCGCGTAGCGTTTGACGTACTTCATGCGAAGCACTGGATCATCCCAGACCCCAGCGTCAATCAGCGCCTGCTTGCGCTCGGGGCTGACGTACACCTCAGTGCGGGTTGATGTTGGCGCGTGCTCACGGCCAGAGCCGATAGCAGGTCCGCCGCGTTGTTGGCGAGGCGGTGTGGTTTGCTGGCGCTGGCTGTCCTTGGCACCGCCGGTCGCTTTGAAGCGCTCAGGGATGCGTCGGGCGGCGCGGTCGCGCAGCTCGTCCCAGTACTCCTCGGTGTCAGGGCGGAAGCCTTCACGGTGCAAAGCGCCGTCGATGGCCAGCACGATTGCGCTGTCCTCGTCTTGGCCCTTGGGGTCGTACCACGAGTTTTCCGTGATGAACTCCTTGGCAAAGTGCATGGCCATGTCGTCCAGGCCTTCGTTCTTGGGCTGGTTGGCCTGCTGGCGCTGCACCATGGCCTGCTGCTTGGCAAATGCCAGCTGGTTGGCCTTTTGCATCGCTTGGTCGCGGTAGCGCATGGCCTGCGCCACATCGTCACCGTTTCCAGCTGCAACAGCCTTGGCGATGACGCGCTCGGCCATCTCGGCCTCGTTCTTTGCCTGGGCGATCTGGGTGTCGATCTGCGAGAGGTCAGCCTGGTGCGTGCGATGCTCGACGGTGCCGAGGCGGCGCTCAAGGTCGTCATTGCGCTTGCGCAGGAAGTCCAGCTCCAGCTTGTCGCGCTTGATCGCCTGCTCGCGGCGGTCCTTGCGCTCGAGCTTTTCCAGGCGGCGGCGCTCGCGGATGGCGGCGCGCTCGGCGTCGTTGCCGTCGTCTGCACCGCCGTCTTCGCTGCCGCCAAGTCGGGCGTCGTCTTCGTTGTCGTCGTCGTTGTCCTGGTTTTGGTTGACACCAGGCTTGTCTTCAACGATGACGATTTCCTCGTTGTTGGGACGGTTGTCGTCTGGACGCTCGTCGTCTTCTCTCAGGGTTGGCATTTTGAGCTCCTTGTTTGGTTATTGGCAGGCCTCGCACGAACCTTCGCCGGATGTGGCGCAGGCTTTGCCGAGGGGGAAGTCTTCGTCGAGAGCGGCTTGGGCGGCCAGCTTGCTGCGCAGCTCGTAGCCCATCAGGGGCCAGATTTTCTGCACGGCGTTGGCGCGGGCAACCTTACGGCCGATCTCAGCGTCGAAGTTCTCAGGACTGGCGCAGGCCGACTCGCCGGTGACGGTGAAGCCGTTACGCAGCACCAGCACGCAAAATGTGAGAAGGCGGAGCGATTCAGGAAGGAGAAAATTCTCCATCGGCTTTCCTTCGTTAACCCGACAAGCCCATGCACCTTCGCCAGCCGTGAAGTAGTGCTCGCTGGCGATGTTGGCCTCAATGTCCGCAGGCGTGATGCGCGCGGCCGTCTTGCCTTTGGCTTGGATTTCCTGTTCGATTTGTGCGTCGGTGCTCATTCCACTACCCTCCAGTCTTCACAAAGCATGTCGGTCTGGCTTGCGAGCCAACCCATCAGGATTGCCACACGCCCTTGAGCGTTGGTCGTCTTCATGGTGATGCTGGGCAGCACAATCGCTGTGCCGCCGTTGTCGCGGGCAAACTGCGCGTTGTGGGGTGACCAGAAGTTTTCAGCGGGCACTTCGCGCTCACCGTCGCAGGACAGCGACAGCCACATCCCCTTGCCATTCCAGCCAGCCCGGGCGACCTTTTGGCCAGCTTTGAGGGCTTCGAGCGCCTGGCCAAACGTCATGCCGTCGCACGGACGGTAGGCCCGGTCAAAAACGTCAGCGGGCGACCAGCTCACATAGCCGGCGTAATGGTCGGTGTTGCCCTTGCCGCCGTCAACGTACTCGACCAGGTAGCCGGCGTCGTCGGGGTTCTCGTCAGCCGGAACGGTCCAGCCACGGAAGGCGTTGTACTCAGCCCGGGTCATGGGCTTGGCGTTGATCAGTTTGGTGCCGATGTAGCGTTGCATGTCGGCCCCTCAGATGAACGCACGAATGGCCAGCGGGTCGCCGGTCACTTGGCCGATGATGTCCAGATCGTTGAAGATCACGAACAGCGCGGTCTCGCCGTTTGGCAGGGGGACTTCCCAGCGGTCGCCGCCGTACTTGGCCACGCGCACGAAGTCGCCCGGCTTGCACCAGCTGCCCTCGGGCCAGGAGTCCATGGTGTTTCGGTTCTTGAAAGCCAACGCGCCGACGCTGATCACCTTAGCCACCTGCGTGTTCCACTTCTCAGTGTCACGCGAGCCGTTGTCGATGATGATGCCGGAGGCGGTTTTGGTCTTGGGGCTGCGGATTTGCACCAGGACACGGCTTCCAAAAGGGGTGATGCCTGGGTCGGCATCCGGAAAAGCCTCGATCAATGCTTCGCTCATGCTCTGCTCCTTTCAGCAGTTGTTGTCGGCGGCCACAGCGGCCACCCTCAAAAAATCGTCACAGACCCGTGCAAATCACAGGTCTCGGTCGCCGTGGCGCTCGTCGTCCAGAAGGTCGAGCAGGGCTCGGATGGCTGCTTCGTATCCTGCAACCATGCCCACTCGGTATCCGTACTCGAAAGCGTCGCGATCGACCGGGCGCTTGAGAGCCTCAAGCGCAAAAGCCTGCTGGTCAGCTTTGAGCTTTCCGAGCAGGCGGTCCTCGACTGCCATCAGCAGGGCGTCTTTGGCATCGAGGGTGCGGCCGGCAGGGTCTGGCCGGTCACGGGCTGGCCAGCGGCCATGCGGTGGTGTTGCTTGACCAGCGCGCCGGTCATTGGCACTGTGCCTTGGGTGGGTTTGTCGCTCATGGTGTGCTCCTTATGAAAATTAACGTGTGCCTGGGTTGATGCCGGTACCGGTGCTGACAGCCACCTTCTCGCCGGATGCGATTTCGGCAGCGGCCAGGCGCATGGCCGTGGCGTTGTCCGCGTCGTTCATCGTCAGCTTAGCGTCGATCTCTGCCGCTGTGCGCTCGTTTTCCGAGGCCTGGCGCAGTTGCTCGCGCTGCAGGTCTTCGGCACGCGACTGCTGCTTGTCGGCCAGGGCCAGCTGATCGGATTGCTGCTTTTGTACCAGCTTGGCTTGCTCGATCTGCTGGCGCTGTGCGTCGGACTGAGCGCGCTGATTTAAAGCCAGCTGCTGCACCTGCGCGTTGAGCTGGGCAATCTCCATGCTCTTGTCCTGCGGCATCTGCGGCGGCTGCGGTGCAAACTGCTGCGCCATCTCGTCGATCTTGGCCAGGTCCTGCGCAAAGTTGGCCAGCTGTTGCTCGATGATCTGCTGGACCTTCAAGATCACGCGCACTTGCTGCTCGGCGTCGCTGCTGATCAGCTTCTCGCGCTCGGCGCGCTGCACGGCCTCGTGGGCTTGCGTGAGGTAAAAGTTCAACAGGTGGTCACGCAGGTGCTGCGCCATCGGGTAAATGTACGTCTTGATGATCGCCGGGTTCATGCCAAAGATCGGCGACTTCAGGAAAGCCAAGTGCGTCTGAATGTGCGCCACGTGGTCCTGCTTGGGCAGCACGTAAATCGGGCGGCCCATCGAGGCGGCCACGTTCTCACTCACCGGGTCAACGTCGTCCTGGCCAGGCTCGGGCTGCAGCACGTCGTCTGGGCTGAGCTTCAAGTTGCGCAGGAACATTTCCTCGACCTTGCGCAGGTCGTACATCTGCGGCATGGCCGCCGCGCGCTGCTGCACGGCCTGCACCTGAGCGAAGCGCTGAGCCTCGCTGAAGATGGCGGGGTCGCTCACAGGCACAACGTCCATCGGGCCGTCGAAGTCCTCTGGCTTGACGTCCAGGCCGTTTTCCATGGCCTCGATGTCTTCCTCGGTCAGGTACGCGCTGTTGATCCGGTGCAGGATCTGGAACACGCGGGCCATCGAGTTGTGCAGGCGCGAGTGGATGGAGCTGAACACCACCATGCCCTGCTCGATCAGCGCCAGCGTGGTGCCGACAGGAGCGTTGGGGTTTTGGTCGGCGAGCTTCTCGAACGAGGTCTGCACCACGCCCTTTCCGGCGTCCACCAGGAAGCCGAGCAGCTGGAACAGCGTGGGCGATGGGCCGTTGAACGGCAGCGCCATGGCCAGCTTGCGAATGTCGTCGACGAGAGCGCCGCCCTCGATCTCGACCACCTCGGTTGGCTGCACGTTGATCGTTTGGCCACCAGGCCCGCCCTTGAGCTTCAAGAGCGTCGGGATGTTTTGGATGTGAGCCGAGTCCAGCAACGCACGCAGCGCGCCGGTGGCTGCGCCCGACAGGCCGCCGATCATGTGGGTCAGGCCGATCGGGTAAGCGCCGCGCCATGGCACGAACGGGAACTCGACAATCCAGTCCAGCTCCTTGCGGCGCTTGTCCTCTGGCTCCCAGTTGCGGTACAGGCCAAGAGCCATGCGCGTGGACTTGTCGATGCTGATGATGTACGGCTCCATGCCGTCACCGAAGTCCAGGTGGGTGTAAATCTCGAAGATGGTCCGCAGGCCGTCCTCGTTGTAGCTGGTGTCCTCGCGGCCTTCGATCTTGTCGTTGGCGATCGTGGCCTTGCTGAACTCGATCTGGTCGGGCGAGCCAATGTCAACCTCGGCGTACATGCCCGCCTTCATACGGCGGTTGAACTCGGCCTTGGTGACGTACTGAACGTGCGTCTTGCGCTCAGCGGAGTAGAAGTTGGTGGCCGCAAACGGCAGGTAAATGTCGTCGATGGCGATGAACTCAGCCGTCGGGCGATTCCACTGCGGGGACCACATGAGCTTCAAGTACTGGCCGCCGCCCAGGGGCAGCTGCGTCGAGAGTTGCTCGAGCTCGCCGCGCAGCTCAGGCATCTGCTGCGTGGTCTGCCAGTTCATGAACTCGGCCTTGCGGCGCGCTTTTTCCAGCTTCTCGGGCTCGACCTCGCCCAGAATTTTGGACTTGACCGGGCCGGAAGGCGGGAACACCTCCTTCATGAAGCGGGCGCTGAAGTCGACGCAGGCCTCGACCAGCATCGGGTGCACAACCTTGTTGGCGCCTGAGAATTGAGCGCCGCCCGGGGCATCGTCGCCCAGGCCGGTGCGGCGCAGGCCTTCCTCGTAGAGCTTGTCGCGCTTGGAGCGGGCGTCCTTGTCGCGCTCGATCTTGTCGAGCAGGTCGACCACGGCGTCGCTGAGCATGCTGCGATCGACCTCGTCGACGATGTTGGCGAAGTGGGCTTTCTTGTCGGCCACGTCGCGCTCGTTGGTCATCCGAATGACGGCGCCGCCGTCCTCGGTGTCCTCGACCTCCAGGTCCTCGTCAGGCAGGGAGACGGACTCGCCGCGCTGATCGTCCTCGCTGGGGTTTTCGTCTTCGCCGTTGTTCAGAAGTTCGTCAGCCATGTCTGTCAGCCTGCATTAAGGGCGTGGAGCTCGCCCACGATGGTGTCGATTCTAGCCGGGTCGAAGTCAAGTGTGGGGGAATTTGCACCACCGACCAGGCCGCCTTCGGCGAAGCCTTCCGCGTTTTTGCGCACGATGTCCTTGTACTCGTCCTCAGTGACGAACCGCTGGCCACCACGCATCTCTGCTGGGACGCCCATTTGCTGCAGGTCGACAAGGCCGGTGTTTTTCAGGTCGCCGACGTTGCTCCAGTTCTGGCTGCGCACAAAGTCTTGCACGGCCGGCAAGTACTCGGGGTTGGGTGCGCGGTTGGCCTTGCCTTTGATCTGGACGATGTCTTGGCGCATAAAGTCGCCACTACCCATGATTTCAGCAACCCGGTTAAAAGTCTCCATTCCTTTTTCTGGCAGACCTTCGCTTATGGCCATTTTGATTGCCTCCTCGGATGTGATGTTTCGAGGCGCAACTTCAATCGTCACGTGAGGCTGGCCCTTCTTGTCGCGCAGGCTGAAAATCTTGGACCGGCCCTCGACCACGTCCGGGCAGTAGCCGCCGACGCAGTGGCCCATGGTCTCGCCCTCGTATTTCAGCGCGTCCTCCAGGGCTTTGTAGGACTCGTCCATCTCGACCTTCTTTTTGCGGTTGAAGTCGGTCATCATGTCGCGCACAAAATCGTCAAACGCTTGCGTGCCCTCATCAAGACCCTCGTCAAATGCCATGTCCTCGGCAACTTCGCGCATCTGACGCTGGTCCATGTCCGGCGGCAAATCCATCTCGGATTTCTCGACGCTGATCTTGCGGCCTGTTTCTTTGGGCGCGCGCAGCTCAACCCACTTGAAGCCCTGCTCGGGGTACTCCTTGACTACCTGCGTTGCCGGGCCCATGGCACGGGCCATGTCGGCCTCAGCCTTTTGCGCCGCGCGCCACTCGTTGATCTTGGCCACGCGCTCGACGGCCTGGGGCACGGTGACTTTCTCCAGGTCCTGGTACTTCAGGCGCAGGTTTGCAGGAAGTCCCGAATCGGGATTAACGGCGTTGCGAAGCTCGTCGGCAAGGTGGCGGAAGCCCAAGTCGTCGCCAGCTCCGCTCAGCATTTCGTAGACACGTGTCTCTGGCGGGACTTTGAGTAGCCAGGGGTTTTCCTCAACGGCTTTCGGGTAATAGCCGCTTGTCATGTCGGATGCGAGCAGCTTGTTGACAAATGTGTCGGCACGGCCTTCCCAGCTCTTGGCCAGCGGTGATGTGGCCATACCTTCTTCTGGAAAACCAGCTGAAAGTCGAGGAACAACAAGGCTGTAGCCGGTTGGGGTTGGCTCGTAATGCATCACACCTCGCTCAGCCAAAGCCCGCAGCGGGTCTTCTGGCGTGGCCATCTCGTTGCGCATGTACTTGCCCAGCTTGGACTCAAGCCAGCGGTTCATGGCCACTTCAGGCTCAAGACGCGCACGCTCTCTTGCAAAAACAGCAGGGTCCATTGCGACACCAGCCTCGACGTTTTGCGCGTAAGCCGCATCAAGGTCACGCAGTCGACTGGCTGGGTCCTGGCCAATAACTCGCGTCTTCATCGGCTCAATCGAACGCTCCACGCTCCCCGCCAGCCAGTTGCCGCCCTTGGGTTTCACCACGTTCACGGCAGGCTGCCCAGCGGCCATAGCGAAGTCCCGCCCAGCACGCGAGACAGCCGACGGCAACGCGGCGACCGCACGCAGCGGTGCACCGGGTCCGGTGTAGAAGCCGCCGCCAAGCTGGCCGGCGGTGGTGAACGCTTTACCTGTTGGCGTCTGGTTCAGCTCGGGCATCGGCAGGCGCTTTTCCACGTCCTCGGATGTGGGCAGCACCGTGCGCTCAGACAGGCCGGGGAGCATGCGGATCAGCGACTCAATGTCGCCTGGCGCACCCAGCACGCCGGAGACCATGCCACGCAGCGCGGACAGGGGCGCATCGGCCGCAGCGCGGCGGTCTTGCTGAGACTCGGGGCGGCGGCCAGCGGAGCGGTAGCCAATGAATGGGCGGTTCAGCTCGTCGGCGCTCACCTCGCCACCCTTGGCCTTGTTCACCCAGGGACGCCCCTCGGTTCGAGTGGTGGCCGGGCGCTCGGCGGCAGACTGGATCAAGTCCTCAAGCTCACGCTGCGACTTCGCACGCCGCGCCAGCTCAATGCCCAGCGCGTTGTTGTGCATGTCCTGCTCGTAGTCGGGCGGCATCTGGCCGCGACCGATCAGCGTCATCAAAGCGCGCAACGGAGACGTGGAGTACTCGTGCGCCTTGCCAGCCAGGTCAGCAACCGTCGGGCCGTACTTTCGAGCCATGGTGCCAGCGGCCAGCATGTGGCGCGCGGCGTCTTGTTGATCATCTTGGCCCATTTGCCCCGGGTACATCTCGCGAGCAATTGCGCGGGAGTAAGGCGAGACGGAAAGAAGGGATGGGGTATTGGGCATGATTTCACCACTTAGTTTTGTCTTTTCCAGTAGCCTCTCGGCATCCTGTTTTCGGTTTGTTGAGCAACTGTCGCCCATCTTACGTTCCCGGGCTCGTAATGTCCAAGCGGATCAATCCTGTCAAGTGTTTGGTCCTCGGGTCGAACACCTATGCAATCGATCAATTCTTGGAGCGAACTGAATCTGAACTCGACTTTTGCGTAGCACGCGTGATGCTTTGCGCCCATCTTGCAGCGCTGTTTTGCCTTGTAGTAACTGGTTTGAGTTCTTGCGAGCACAGGGTCGTTTTTGACGCCAGTGCCCTTGCGAGGATGGTCGCGTCCGTCAAATCGATGGCGGTTATGGCATGGCTTGCAGATTAAGGGTTTACCTTCTCGCTGCAGTCTTGCCAAGACGTCGGATCGAACCATTCGCTTCTCACCACAGTTTGGACACTGGGCCTCATATTTCAAAAGTTGATTTGGCATGCGTTGCTCCTTTGTGAGCATTATGCCACCATTTGGTATTGTTTACCACTTCACGCGGTTACTCCAGTACGCCGCGCTCGACGGACCCTTGGCAATGTTCTTGGCGTGACGGGCTTTGAAGGAGTCGCGCTTGGCGGTGGTGGCCGCTGACTCGCCCGACTTTGGCTTTCCCGCTGTCTTGGCCCCCTGCTCACCGAAGCGGATCACCTTCTCGGTGCCGTCGTAGCAGGCTTTGACCACATGCGACTTCTTGGGGTGGTCCGGCGTGCGCTTAGGCTGGTTGCACGCCATGTCGGCTTTTTTGACAGGCTTGGTCATTTGGACTTCCTTGCGGCGCGCATGTTGTCGACCAGGTTGGGGTACGGGCGTCCGGCCTTTTCGGCTGCGCGCTTGGCGCTGGACTTCGCACTGGATGACAGCGCCTTGGGAGCGCCCAGGGAGCTGGGACGCTTCTTGTCCCAGACTGGCTTTGGTGGTTTAGACGGCATACGGGTTGACCCTTCCTTCACGATGACGGGGCCTGTCTTCGTCAACGTCGCGTGCTTGTGGCAGCTCGAACCAACCGTCGTTCTTCAGGTAGATGACCGCCTGCGTGAAGGTGTCCACGTAGTCGTCATGTTCCGCGACGGGGAACTTCGCCACTTGGTTCAGGAACGGCTGGGCCCAGCTCACAGGCTGGCCGGGGTTCTTGGCAGACTCCGGGATCCACAGCAGTCCAAGCTCCAACGTCGGCGCGGTCTGGTGCGCCCTCGACACCTTATCCGCTTGACCGGGATTGTAGCCAACGGCCGGGACCTTGGCCAGACGCAAGTCCTGCAGTAGCGATTGGCCGCTGGCCTTGGCCTCAACCAGGATGCGGTCGGGCCGCCTGCCCTTGGTGGGCATACCCGCCTTGGCCGACTTGTCCGCGCCGTACTCGCTGGTCCAGTCCCGGATGACCTTGGCTCGCAGGTCGGGGTAGCCCAAGTGCTCGTCCCAGGCATCGAGCAGCATGGCGTTGCGCAATCCACGGTGCGTGAACACGCCCCAGACCGAGCAGGCAGTTGGGTCGCCTGTGGTCCGCTCGGTGAAAGCGCAGTCGTAGCTTTGCAGGATGTACTCGAAGGGCGGCAGGCGCTGGGCCATCGGCCAGAGCTGGAAGCAGTCGGTCTTCAAGATGCCGCCCTCGACCGGCGATGGGTCCTGCTGGAGCTGGCCCGATGCACCGTAGGTGCCCAGCAGTTGCTTGAGCTTGGTGATCTCGGCCTCGCCGAAGCGGTCCGGGCAGATCAGCTCGCCCTTGGTGCGCCGTGGGTCGTAGGGCCCCAGCACCGTGCGCCTGGACTTACCGTCCCACTCAGCCGGGATGCAGATGTGCTCCCAGCCGCCAATGTCGTTGATGATGTGGCCGCTGATGTCCTTCTCGTGCAGTCGCTGCATGACCGTGACCATGGCGTCGGTCTTGGGGTTGTTCAGCCGGGTGGACCAGACCATGTCGAACCACTCAAGCGCGGTCTCGCGCATGGTCTCGGACTGAGCGTCCTGCGCGCCGTGCGGGTCGTCCAAGATCAGGCGCGAGCCACCCTCACCCGTGGCGGTACCGCCCACCGAGGTGGCCAGGCGGTAGCCGGTCTTGTTGTTCTCGAAGCGCTGCTTGGCGTTTTGATCGCCTGAGAGCTGGAACATGTGCCCCCAGCGCTCTTGGTACCAGGGCGACTGGATCAGGCGGCGGGCCTTCAAGTTGTCCCGGATGGACAGCGTGCCCGAGTAGGACGCGGCAAGGAACTTCTGCTCGGGGGACGTGAGCCACTCCCAAGCGCACCAGGCCACCGAGACGATGGTGGACTTGGAGTGGCGCGGCGGGATGTTGATCAGCAGCCGCGTAATGTCGCCGGAGCTGACCGCCTCCAGGTGCTCGCAGATGGCCTCGATGTGCCAGCTCGGCACAAACGGCACGCCCGGCTCCATGACGTGCCAGGCCTGCTGCACGAACTCGTACAGGCTGGCGCTGGCCTTGCGCCGGGCTTGCTCCCGGGCGATCAGGTCCAGCATAACGGCGGGGGAGACGGCGGCGCTCATTGGACGCGAATCTCCCCGCGCTCGAGCTTGTCGCGCTGGTCCATGGCGTTGTGGATGGCGACGTCGTCGTAATCCTCGTGCAAGCCTGGGCGGCACCAGCAGGCCATGGTCAGCTCGTGCTCTTTGAAGTCGCCGAGCGGGACGATGTGGCAAAGCACCGCCTCATCGCCTGGGTGAACCGCCGAGGCAGTCATGCGGCGTTGATCGCCTCTTGCAGCAAACGCACGGCGTCAAGTTGCGCGTTTACAACGGTTGAGTTGGCGTGGCCCGTCTCGCTCATGGCCTGGCCTTGCGCTTGGCACTGGTTGCCGAAGGTGTCCAGCAGCGCCAGGATGCGGGCGCGCTCAAAAGCGATCATGTCCTCGCCGTGCTGGCGCACCAAGTCCTCGGGGTAGAGGGCTTGAAATCGGCCGTCGTGGTCGAGCAGCGCGGGCAGGGGGGACTCGGGAAGGGTAGGTTTGTTCATTGTGGGGTCTCGGTTGTGTTTTCGGTTGGAAGGCCCATGGCCAGAAAATCGGCGTACTGCGAGGCGGTGAGGCCACCGGACTCGGCCTCGTCGCGCATCCAGCCAATGATGCGCCGGCGCTCTGCAACGGCCGCGTCCAAGGCGGACTGCTCGATGGCCGCTTCGATGCGGGGTGCGATCTGGGCCATGGCCGCTTGCACCTGCTGCTTGCCGTAGGCCTCAAGCAAGACCTGCCCAGCGGCGTCGCCCTCGCAGGCGCGGATCTTCATCGTGGTGAAGAACGGGTCCATTGGTTCGTTGGCGCTCATTCCTCGCCCCCCTTCGCCTTCATCAGCAGCGCCTGCATCTGCGCCAGCTCGGTGTCGTTGAGGCCCTTCAAGTCCACGCTGGACAGGGCGATCGCGCCGCCGTCCTTGCCGGTGTGCTCGACCTTTTGCGTCTCGGACCACTTCATTTGGGTCTTGGACCACCAGATCATGGCCGTGGTGTCGCCGCCCGTGGCCTTCTGGAACAGGGTGCGGCCGACCTGGCTGTTGGCCTTGGCCTTGCCTGAGACCAGCTCTTCGGCGAAGTGCGCGGTCAGGGTGTCCACGCTGATGCCCTTGCGCACCAGTACGGCGATCTGGTCCAGTGGCAGGCCGTAGCCCGAGAGGGCTTCTACCTGCTTTCGCTCGGTTTCTGTGGGTTCGAATGGGTTACGCCCAGCCCCTGGCTGTGCTCCACCGTTGTTTTTTCTGCCGTCTGGCTTTTTTACAACGGGTTTTTCGATTTTTTTAGTCATGAATCTCTCCTTTTACGTCAGTGATTCGGTGGGTTTTGGTCATCAATCGGCCTTTTTGCCCGCCTTGGGCTTGTCGGCCTTGCCAATTTCGCTGCCAATCAGCGAGTTGGGGCTGCGCTCGCCCATCACCTCGGTGAAGGACCGTCCGTCCGACTCCAGGTGCGCGTGCTTGCCGGTGAACGCCTGCCAGCGCGTGACGATCACGTCGCAGTATTTTGGGTCCAACTCCATCAACCGTGCAATGCGGCCGTTCTTCTCGGCAGCGATCAGGGTGGTGCCGGAGCCGCCGAAGCTGTCGAGGACTTGGTCGCCGCCCTTGGTGTTGTTCAGGAGTTGGTACTCGAAAAGCGCCACGGGCTTCATGGTTGGATGCTCGCCGTTGCGGGTGGGTTTGTCAAACTCGAGGATGGTGGTCTGCTTGCGGTCGGCAGCCCAGAGGTGGCCTGCGCCGTCTTTCCAGCCGTAGAGGCAAGGCTCGTGCTTCCAGTGGTAGTCCTGGCGGCCCATGACAAGGGAGGACTTTTTCCAGATCAAACACTGGCGAACGGTCCAGCCTGCGTCTTTGGCTGCGCCTCGGAAGTTGTAGCCCTCGCTGTCGGCGTGCCAGATGTAGAAAACGGCACCGGCCTTCATGACCGAGTCGGCGGCGGTGTAGGCGTCGCGCAGGAACTGGCGGAACTGGTCGTCGCCCATCTCGTCGTTTTTGATGGTGAGCTTCTCTTTGGTGCCGCCCTCGTAGGCCACGTTGTAAGGCGGGTCGGTCAGCCACATGTCGACCATCTGGTTTTGGCAGAGCTTGGCCAAGTCGTCCATGCTGGTGCTGTCGCCGCAAAGAAGTCGGTGGTTTCCCATGACCCAAACGTCGCCTTGGACGGTGACCGGGTTGGCTGGAGCCTCTGGCGCGTCGTCGGGGTCTGTGAGGCCCTCTTCCAGCTCCAGTGGCATGAGGGCGTCGATCTCTTCTTCGCTGAAGCCGGTGAGCTCCACGTCGAAGCCTTGGGCGATCAGGTCCTTGAACTCCAGCGCCAGCATCTCGTTGTCCCAGCCGGCGTTGAGCGCAAGTTTGTTGTCGGCCACGATATATGCGCGCTTCTTGGCGTCGGACCAGCCCTTGGCGACCATGACCGGGACCGTGGTGATTTTGAGGCGCTGTGCGGCCATCGTGCGGCCGTGTCCGGCAATGATGCCGCCGGTCTCATCGACCAGGATTGGCGTGGTCCAACCCCACTCTTTGATCGAGGCCGCGATCTGTCCGATTTGCTCATCCGAGTGCGTGCGGCTGTTGCGTGCGTAGGGGATAAGTTTCTCGATGTTCCAGTGCTCGATTTTGTCGGCGGGGTTTCCGGTGATGTTTTCGGCTGTGATTTCCGGGGTTGATTTTGTCATGGGGTGCCTTGGGTGGTGGTGGGGATTATGCAACGCGCCAGCAGCGTGCGCCGTCGGCCTCTGTTGCGCATGTGAATTTTTTGCCGGTCTTGTTGGCGTGCCATTGGGTGGCGTTGCTTAGGCCCCTTGCGGTTATGCCAGGCGCAAAGAACGAGTCGCCAACTTCCATTTGCGGGAAGGGGTACTTGGGCTTTGCGCCGGAGCCGATGTGCTTGGGGGTGGGAACGTCTTTTTCGATGGTGAACATAATCAATCCTTGTTTTGAACTTGGGCCTTTATTGTGACGCAAATCAACCAAAGCTCAAAATCAATCCAGACTGAAACGGTCGGGCATAAAAACCGCTGGCACAACCTGGCACCGGTGGAACAGGCTGAAACGCTACCTTGCTCCTAACATTCCTTGCGCGTGATGTGTGTGCGCACATTATGATCATAGGCGTTTTAACCTGTGCATGGTTGTGCCAAAGTGAAAAACCTCAATGAATTCAAAGGGTTGCACGGGTTTTTTGGGGTTAAAAAAAGGTGTGCCAGCTTGCACCGGCACACCTTCAAGTTGTGCCAAAGCGGCAAATTTAGAAAGGGCTCGCATCTGATTCCCAGTCGTGGCGCATCCGAATGCCGGTGTAAAGGTTCAAACGTGTGCCAGAAGCGTCGTTGGCACCGGATGGTTTCGCCTCCGATGTTGTGCCAAAAGCTCGTGGTTGGCTGCGTTTGATGCCCGGGAAAGCGGCCGAAAGCTGGCGGCCAAACGACACTTTGGTGCCCGCGTGGTCCCGGCCCTGAGCCTCGCACCAGGTCTTCCAGGCTTTGAACAACTCGTCCCGGTCGGCCTGCGCGTGCTCGCTGATGACGCAGTGCTCTTGCACAAAGGCGCGGATCGGGCTGGTCTGATCGACCAGGTCGGCGGCCAGCTCGTCGGCTGAATGGGGGCGTTGGAAGTAGCCGCGCTCGTTCAATCTGGCCAAGCCGTCCAGTGCCCAGATGACGATGCCGGGCAGCTCTTTGAGCAGGCGGGCGGTCAGGCCATGGTCCTCTTTGCCCAGGAAGCTGGTGTTGAATTTGAAGGGCATGAAGCGGTTGGCCAGCGCCGATGAGGCGTCCGAGAAGGCGGGCAGCTCGTTGGAGGCCAGCACGAAGCGGGTGGGCATCTTGCCGGACCACGCGGTCATGTTCTTGCGGTCGATGGTGATGGCGTCCTCGCCGGAGATGCGCAGCAAGTTCTCGACGATGGGCTGCTGGTCAGCGCGGCCGGAAAGGCGGGCGTCCGAGATCATGGCCAGGCGCTTGCCGATCAGGGGCTGCAGGCCGAACTGCGTGCCCAGGGACGCCAGGCTGGGGCTGACCCGGTTGGCGTAGCCGACCAGGGCCTCAAGGATGCGCAGGATGGTGCCCTTGCCGCAGCGCGGTGGGCCGATCAGCATGAACATCTTTTGTTGACTGGTGTCATCGGTCAGCAGGTATCCAAACATCTCGGCCAGCGTGGAGATCGACTCGGGGTCGTCGGGCCAGAGGCTTTTGAGGAATTTGATCCACTCGGCGGGCTCGGGGGCATCCGGTGTGTAGTCGAAGTCCAGGGCAGAAGTGACGAACAGCCGGTCGGTGGACGGGCTGAGCGTGCGGGTCGGGTGGTGCAAGAAGCCGTTTTTGAAGGCCACGATTTGGTGGGCCTCCACATCGTCCGGGCGCTGCTCGATCCAGACTTGGGGCTCGGGCAGGTCGGCATAGCAGACCGCGCGCAGGGCGTGGGCCACGTCGTTGACCGTGCTGGACTTGGGGTTGAAGGCCACCACCTCGGACGCGCCGGTCTTGGGGTGGACCTTGAGCGTCACGCACTTGGCCATGAAGTGGTAGAGGCGCTGGTCAATGTAGACGCGGTCCCGGGT